ATTAGTAATATAAATTCTGGCGGTGTTACCAACAGTCGAACGAGGGACGATAGCACTTTCATATCCCGATCCGGTCAAGATGCGCCTTATTTGCAAGCTATTTATTCTTACAAACGAATCTTGAATACGTAAATTATCTGCCCCATCAGTACATTCTAAACGATATACGGAAGTATTCCATGTCCCTGCGTGTCTATTACCAACTGGCGAATTTATTTCAATGTATCGGGTTGCATCGGTTGTGAATCCATCTACGTCCACTTGAGCAGTATCGGACATAGGATAACATTCAATAGTTAAATATACATCATCTGCTACTAAATCGTCCGCCTCTCCTACAATAGCAGCCGCAAGAGTGGTATAATCACCCGCGCTCGTTTTAACTGTTCTGAGTCTTTGCGTTGCCATGCTTTAAATGTCTGCTGTTTCGTCCGTGTTAGTTAAAAGATTTCTAAAATATCCTTTTACTTGTGCCCATGTATAATCAGAGGGTCCATTATAAGATGCGGTTGCTTTAATTATTAACTCTCCCGAATTAGCAAGTTTATTTCTTGCCGCCGCTGGCAAATCAGCCCAACGAATTTGCCATAAACGAGGGCGGATTTTTTCGGTACCCGATTCGTAATTTGAAATATACTTCTCTATGCGAGATTTTGTGATTAATGGAAATTTTAACACAACAAATTTCGGCAATCCTTCTTGTGACCCCCAAGTATGTCCATCATCCATAACTACTACGGGCATTCCGCGTTTAAAAGACCCCCGAGTATCTTTGGCAGAATCCGAATGGACAGAATCAATTGCTTTTACTAATATCTCAGCCATAAAATAAAAAGAAATATAAAATGATTTATATTCCTCTATACAAAATTAGCTTGAAATCTGTTATGATTTTCAGCCTCATTGTATTGAGGAAGCTAGTTATTATTACACGCAAATTATTTAATAAACATGACTCGTTCGATATTTCCTCCGTCTATTGTTGCCTGCCAGCCGAAATAAAATGCTGTTTCCTCTAAAATTTCTTCAAAAACCAGATTATAAAACTTAGTGATTTTCCTATAATAAATTAAACGATAATCAGTAAATCTTTTATCATGTTCGTGTAAATAGACGCTTTGGCCATTTACTTCAAAATGCCCGTCGCGCAAATCAACTAAATAATCGTTGCCTTCGCCCACCAAACAAAACATAACGGGTTTGTTGCCAGTTTTAGTTTCCTCTAAAACATCATAAAAAGTGGATTTATAAGAAGCCTTGTTGGAAAGGTCTTCTACGGTTTGTTCAATATACTCGCCATTGGTCAATAAAACAGTGAATAAATACTTCATATGTTATGATAAATAATATTAGGATAAAAAAAGAAACCCCAATCAAAATTGGGGCTCTTTCATTTATTAGTATGTTATTATGTGTTTTTTTATTTTAGTTTTCCGTCCATTGGAATGTAAAGGTCGCTGTTGTGGTATCGCCAGCCGATGCTGCCACGGTAGTTTGCATTTGAGAAACAAGATATTCTGTATAAGCTGTTGCCCCCCAAGTTCCTACGGTCGCGCCAGTTGTACTAACGCCTTTTCCGGTGTAATTTGGGCCTTCCGTCCCTAATCTTACGGTATAGCCAGTAGATAACAAACCGGTTGAAGTCATATCAAATAACAAACTAGCGTTTGTTGCTTGAGCGGGCGTAGTATAAATACCAGACCCGGAAATATAACCCTTTAAAGTTAATCCCGCGCCAAAAGCTCCTGATACGTGTTGCCAAATACCGGATTTTAGTTCGTTATAACTACCTGTAAAAACTCCAAATTGGAATTTTTCGTATGAATTTTGACCGGCAGTTACAGGAACAGTACTATAAACCGTGTTTACGTCATCGGCGGACTTCCAGTTTACTTGAGTAACACCGGTAGTACGAGTTGTGCCTCGGGCTGGAAGACCAACCGAAGCCCCATTATCTTCACAAAATTGAAATGTTGCGGCCATAAAAATTCTTAATATTAATTACACCGAATTATCGGCCCTCGTCTAATATTTTTTTGATTTCTGGAGAAATTTTTGAACTTACATTTGTTTCCGTTTGAGGAATGCGATAATTATTAGCGTGTTTACGAAATTCTTTTACTAATCTTTGAGTAAGTCTATCTCGATCATCTACCGGCACTAATCCCACTGAAATAGCATGAGCTTGCAAATCACTTTTATTATAACTATTCAAACGTTCTGTATATTCGGTTTCTTGCAGGGTGTTATACTTACTAATACCTGTATCTCCCCAAACTTGGTCTAGAGTCGTAGGTTTAAAATTTTCTTTTTTACCATCTACTTGTTTTAATGTTTTAAGTTTTTTAGGCATAAATTAATTCCTTATTGTCACAAGCCTTTACACGAATTAAAACGGAATGTGAAAAAATAAGTACAAAATAAAACCCGGAATTTTCATTCCGGGCTTTTTTGAATTTAATTAGATTAGACTACGATACCGCACAACCCGCGAGAGTCGATACAGATACGTCCTTCTTCAAGACTTCCATACCAGCCCATCTTGTCTTGGCGAGTCAAGTATTGGTCATCAGGTAACACTTCGAATGAAGACCCACTATCAGCGTTTTTCGCAATAGGGCGAAGCAAACATTCGCGGCTTAAATCAGCCCCGACAAGAATTTGGTCGGTTCCATGAGCCATTGTCACGGCTCCAGAATAGAAGTTGTCAAACAACCTGTTGTATTTTTCGTTATCACCAAGTTCTAACATTTCGGTAATGCTAACTCCGTAGATTTCTTGAGCGCCAGCCGAACGGAAAACTTGTTGGCGAATACTATCAGGAAGCGGCACAGCGGTTGATTCATCGCTATTAGGCACCCCGCGAGTGTTCATTGGTTGATAAGCAAACGCCCGAATTTGTTCCACGATTTCAGGGCTTACGAACAAGTCGGTCAAACCCTTGCTATCGATATCGTTAGTTGAGCTACCATCAAACGCAGTATTAATGCGGCGAATACGAGTCATCAAACGATTCAAGTCGTCTAATTGGAAAATATTATCAGCGGTGGCATCGATAACGTGTTCCAAAGTATTGGTGCGAGCTTCGGCTAACGCCTTCAAAATAACTGACCATGCATTACGTTCTTGCTTGATCAAAACTTCGTTAAGCATTTTGCTAATAGTTTTGCTAACAACATCTAAACGGTGGCGACGAGCATATTTCTTCAACACGCTTGCGGCACTGTCCAAACGATAGGTCGCGATTTTCAATTCATCGATACCAGTTGTAACGTTAGTTGGCAACCCACCGGCAATTGATTGGCTCCATACGGTAATATATCCAACCTTTTCGTTGTAATATAAATCTAATGGAATACTTGGGGAGTCATCTTCATTATACGAAAGGTCCGTATAAAGTTTGTTAGATGTACCAGCAACAGAAAGAACTTTAAATGCGATTGGTTGAATAAACGCCGCCAAAGCTTCTTGTGCTTGCATCGCGGTTTCGCGATTTTTACTTCCCGCTTGAGCTACTAACTCAACTTGTTCTGGATTTGTAAATTTGATTTTCATATTGTAATTATTTTTAAATATTAATTATTGATTAGTTAACTTTAATAGCTGCAACGTTAAGTTGAATCAATGAGTGGCCAAGACCGTTAGGCATACCCAAGGTATAACCAACGCTTTTTACTTGATTGATAGGGTTAGTAGTTAAATCACCGTTACCGCTTGGATACAAACCTACGCCCGCACCAAGAGTTCCGTTAATTGTACCAGACCATAAAAACATACCGGCAGTTGCAATCGGAACAGTGTTACCGCTCAACGCGACTTGCATTTCGGCTGCTTTTTGTGGCTTGTAAAGTAATTTTTCGCCGTTTTCGTCTGTTTCTTTAATATCGTAAAGAAGCATTCCAATAACGTTTTCACCGGTTCCCGCTGCTGTAACTTTAGGAATGGTGCCGAAACGTAGAGATACGGTGTTAGGGAAAGCAGCACCGGGAGCGCCAAGAAATTCCGTGTCAGTTTCATCGGTTCTCCAACCGGAAGCAACTGGACGCACGAAAGTTCCCCGAGCGACAGGGTGAGTGCCTGAGTACGCGAATAGATTAATTACATCAAATTCGTCATATTGTCTGAATGGTAATAGTGTTGGCATATTATTTTATAAATTTATTGTTTTATTTTTAAATTATCTTCCGCGATTATATTCAATAATAAATTGATCTTCCGCGAAAGCTTTGCTGAATTTTTCTTTTAATGTTTTCGGCGCTGGAGTAGTGGTAGCCGCTGGAACGGGAGTTATTGGAACTGCGGTTTCGATTGCGGTATTTACAACTTCGGTGGTGGTTGTAACCGAGGCAACTACTTCTTTCTTTTTAGCGATAACTTCCTTGTCTTTCGCTTGTAAAAGAACAGATAAATTCTTTTCAACGGATTCGAAATTTTCATCGGCTACATTTTTAACTTGAAAAGCGATTGCTGCGCGGTCTTCATCGGTTAATTCGTATTTCACATCGAAAGACGCCATACGAGCGTTAAATTTTTCTTGTTGTTCTTTTGCCGCTTTTTCTGTTTGTAATTGACTTACAGTAGATTTTAAAGCGTCTAAATCCGCTTGAAGTTTAAGATTGGTTTTTTCCAACTCTGCTGCTTTTTCCTGAGTAGACTTAATTGCGTTGTCTTTTTCTTCTTTTTCTTTGACCCATTGATCATTGGCCTTCAATAGTTCTTCATTAACAAAAGTCTCAATAGAGGATGCAACAATAGTTTTAGAAGCTAATGCTTCGTCAGTAATATCTTTTAAACTAGTTATCTTCATAATTCCGTTGTTTTTCTTTACATTTGAATTTTCTAAATGTGAAATTTTTTCTACATTTTCTTCTTGTTTCTTAAGCTCTGTTTGAATTGTTTCGATTATTGTTTGTTGAAATTTTTGAGTGAATTCTTCTATATTTATCATATTTGCATCATCCTCATTATCTAAATTTTCTGTATTTGCTTGGGGGACTGCTAAACCTTGAACTGCGGCGGCGGGGTTTTCAGTTAAACCAATCCCTAAAGGAGTTACTTCACCTTTTAATAAAATCGCAACTTCTTGTCCGTCATCGGTTCTGCCGGTACCACCAAAAGTCTTTAAAACCTTAGATAATCTAGCTTTTTCCTCGCCCGAACGAATAATTTGGGCGTCTACTAAATTACGAGAACCAATAGGTAAAACCGCGATTTCAAAATCATCATAACCCATTTCATAACTAGCCGAGACTTTTTGATAATTAGGAGAAGACGGGTTATTAGTATCTTCTAAATATTCAATTAAATTTGCATTAATAACTCTCCAAATAACGCCGCCCACTGTTACGTTGAAAGGCTCAGTCATTTTTCGAGCGTCTTCTTTGGAAATTAATTTATTAGTTCCAAATTCGGAAAACGAAGCATTTAAAAGAACTCCTACGATTTTGTTTCGATCATGTTCTAAATTACATTGTTTATAAATAAACAAATCGATTGTATCTACTGCCGTCGCCGCATCTACTACAGCCCCGTTAAGATTCACATGGTTAACGACATACGCATCTGTAGAGAAGGGAAGAAGATCGACATTTTTTTCATCGATATCAGGGATAAATTTACGCAATTCATCCAAAGAAGCTTTAGCTAAAAAACTATTTTTTTCTTCGGGAACGGCAGTTTTGATTATAGAACTGAAATCTATCTTATATTTAAATTCTTTCGCCATCTTTAATAATTACACTTTTTTATAATCTTAAATAACTAAATGTTGCGCCAGTAGAAGCAATTCTAGGTTGGGCATCGCCAGCCGTATCATCTTGCCCGCTATGCAAAGCATAAGGACGAAGGGTAATTGGCCCGGTAAATGATTGAACATGTCTTAAATGATATTGTCCGGGGAAATTTTGGAACTTACGATAAGAAAAGGGAATATCCGCCGCGTTTACTCCTGAAAATTTTACCCATACATGAGAACATGTTGACCCTTGTTCCATAGTATAGATAAAATCAATCATATAATTAGCGGTGCCAGCGGGAATTACTAAAATTGGGCTTCCTTGCGTGAATGTAACGGGGGTCCAAGTCGGTTGAGTCGTTCCGTCTCCCCCAAATGGGACCACAAAACAATTCCCCGAACCTTGAACACCGGAAAAAGCTACGCCACTTACAAAATTAATTGTTACATCCCCGGTATTATTTGTGATACTAACACCAGTTCCGGCTTTAATAGTTTTGATTTGTAAGGCGTTTTCTGTTACGCTATGGTATAAACTACCCTCTCCGAAGCCAACATTTCGTCCGCTTTGTACAGGAACTAATGGAGCGTCGGCGGCATTAATGGTAACATCACCTGAATTATTCAACAAAGTAATATTAGAACCGGCATTAATTGTTTTAAAAGCTAAAACCCCGCTTTGATTACTATGAAAAATAGTTCCCGCGCCCGGTCCAACATTTTTCGCTCCACTTACTGAACCCGTTACGGCGAAAACCTCTGCTTCTTCGGGGGTTAAAGCAACCAAGCGATTTATAGTGGTTTTACGAGTGCCGGATGCCGACACATCCCAAAACAATAAATAATCTCCCGTAAAAGGTTGAGCTTGATTATAATTACTAATATTTTTATTTGCCATATACCTTGTATATTTTTACACTTAAAACAAAGGAAACAAATTCCCTACTACTATGTTACTTTCTTCATCGATAATATAATTACCTGATTCGTCTATTAAATAATCTTCAATCTTTTCTATGTTTAATAGTCCACTTATAAATAATCCTTTAGATAAATTATCAGGATCGACTTCTACGCTAAAACTTACTTCGGCTCTTTTGTTTGTGCCGATAGCAGTTGAAAAGCCTACAGAGTTGAATTTGGCCCCTCGAAAATCATAACGAATCGCTACGTCCCCATCGGCAAAAGCCGGTCCCGAATGGCGCGGCGTGCCACTAGATACAAAGTTTGTAGTGCCGCCCGATGTTCCCGCTGTTCCCCCTAATCCTGTAAATGGTTTAACGGTTTCGTTGCGTGCGTAAAAAGGTGGGTTTGGCGGATTTCTTAATTTAATCGTTACATTGTATCCACTATCACGATTCAACATATCGATAAAATGACCGCTCGTTAAATTCCCCATTACCGTCCCAAAAGTTAAATTAGCGATTACGGGAAAGGTAATTTCTCGATCCAAGGGGCATTTATGCCCCAATGAATTTAATAAATCCCGATTAAAATCTAAACTAATACTATAATCAGTAATTGTTATATTATTAAAATTCAAACCAAGTCCAGTAATTTGGGAAGCTCCTGTAGCCGCAATATCCAAGACAATATCTCCGGGTAAGAGAACGCGAGGCCCGCCCTCGTCTCTAACTTCGGGAATATTAAATTTGTTTGCGTTGGCTAATTTGCGTGTTGTGGTATTAATAGCCGGAATGTTGCAACCGCTTCCGCTTAAATAAAAACAAACGTTTTCCGCCGAAAAAGAAACTCTAGATTTGGGAAAAGAATTTACCGCCGCCGAAGTTTCATAAGAGTCCAAATAACAAGTTCCAAATGCTAGAACTTCATATTGCGGGGCTAGGAAATCTACGCCTTGAGTCAAATCCGGCTTATCTAAACGATGTTCTCCCAAGCGTTGAATTTCTTCAAATTCGGGGGCGCGAACCAAGAAAATATTACGATTATCGCGCATGGGAATAGGCCAATATGGATCACCGCTCGGTTGAGTAAATTGACGCCCCATAAACCCCGATAATAAACTAACATTAAAATTATCAGAATAATATGGCGTGCCCGAAAAGGGATGATGAAATTTTCCATAGTTAACATTAAACCCAAGGCGAGCATCATTCGCCAGCCCATTTAACAAATATTCAAATTGAATATTAATTTTGGGTGCATTAATATTAGGTCTATCTACGAGAGAGCGCGTCCCTAATTGTCGAACTTCTTCACGTTCTGACTCTAGGGCAAAAGTAACGTTCTGAACTCGATTAATTGCTAATAGTAAATTATGATTTGGCCCTAAATTATTATATTCATTGTTAAGTCCCCCATCGTGAAATAAAAAATGATAACCGGTAGCGGGGCTTGGCCCAACTAGCACATATTGAGAAAAATATGGAATTCTTGTGGCCATTATTCTTTAATTTTAGAAGCTAATAAAAGACCGGCTGAATATAAATCAACTCCATGTTCGGCGGCGATTGCTTCTACTTCTAAAACCCTTTCCGGGTTTTTATCCAAGGGGTTTTCTAGATATTCTTTAATTTTTTCTTGCCATTGTTTGGGGTTTTCATTAATTACAATAGCGTCTATAATTTGATTACTAATTAAAATTTGACCTTCGTTTAATTTCTTTAACTTAAATTTCTTTTTGAGACTATTATCTATTTCATTTTGCACCGTTTGGGCCAATTTCATGTTATCAGCAAAACTAGATAAAGAATACGAAGCTCCAATAGGTGAAATTTTCTTAGTTGTTTGAGGCGCTTTACTTCCGCCCGGTCTTCCAGCCCCCTCGCCCTCTTTCGATTGGTTTTGCAATGGTTGATATAAACCCTTGTCTTTATTCTTCTTTAGTTTAACTTGAGATTCTTCGGAATTTTCTGGATTTGGTAATTTTCCTGTTTCAATAGCCGCAAAACCTTCTTCGGGAGTTAGAACACCAATTTCCATTAATTTAGTATAAATTTTAGCCCATTCTAATTCATCTTTTAAATCAATATCTTCGAAATAAGGTTCGGGGAAATTTTTTAATCCAATATTTTTAGAAATTCGGATGATTTCAGGAATTAAAAATTTATTTAAGAAAGCTTGGCGAGCATGTTTTAAACGTTCGACAAATATTTCAATTTTGGAATGTTGATTGGCGAACTTTTCCCCTTGCCCTAAAAGGACGTTGTTTAAACCAATAGCAATATCTTTATCTAATATTTCGTATTTTTTAGGGTCAAGAAGGTCTGCGATTTGAGGAATAACAAACTCAGCTTTCGTGGTATAATCCGCAATCACAACCCGCGCCACTGACTCATTTTCAAAAAGACGAGTCATTGCGGCCAAGTTTTTTTGGTTGATCCCTCCTTTTTCCGGCTCGGTTCCCATTGTGACTAATAAAATAGCTTGTTGAGCGGTACGAGCTATCGCTTGATCCATGAGCCTCAATTCTTTTTTAAAATTAATATCTTCTAATACTCCATAACCCAATGGCACCGAAAAGGCTTCGTAAGTTTGTTTTTTATAAAAGGTGGCAATAACTTGCTTGGTATCCAAAGGAACAAAAACTATTCCTGTTTTTTTATCTTTAATTCGTTTTTTGGTTTCGGTATCAAATTGTTCTAATACTTCCTTGTCTTCCGGGGTGCGCGGGCTACGAAGTCTTTCTAATTCATAGTCACTTAAAACTTGATAATATTGAGTATTTGCGAAAGAAACAGAACCTTGCGCGTGAATATCAGCGGGATTTAAAATAATATAACGAATAGGAATTTCTTGATTTTCCGTCGCTTTTTCCAGTCCAAAGGTTTGTTGTAATTGTTTTAGCTCGTCTTTGCTTACTTGCCCTTCAATACGATAAACAAAAACATTCCCCGAACGAAAATATTCACGAAACCACATATCTTGTAGTTCCCAAAGGTCGAGTTTTTTAAAATATGCTTGAAAAAAGTCCCGAGATTTTTGACTGCCTCCTTTATAACGAACATTATTAACAGAAAACTCAGTCATTAAATCAATCGTGCTGCGAAAAATAGCAAAAGAATAATAACATTTTTGACATAAAATAATTGCTTCTTTAACATTTACGTCCGATGTATTACCGTAAGCCGCCGTGTTATAATTAAAAGGAAGTATTGAATTATCAATATGTTTGAAGCGGTCTGTAGGATTAATGAAAGCCGATCTATTACTTCTCGTTGACGAAAATTCAACCGAAGAAGGTTCCCCCGCGTTCGCATTGTTTTCTGTAATTTTGGCTAAAACCCCCTTGGAATTGACTTCGGGAGTAGAATTTGGAATGATAATTTCGCCCTGACTATTTTTGAATGCGCCCGGAATCTTCCCGTCTTTATACATTCTCCAAGCCTTTAAATAAGAAATTCCTGAGTTATCTGCAAAATCTCTAAGTTTCATGTTCTTTGTTTTATTACACCAAAATTGATATTGATTTCATTAAATGATATTACAATCATGAGCTAATTGATTATCGAAAATTCTAAAATCCTGATTGGAAAAGAAGATTTTTTTTAACATATCGGCTGCTTTTCTCCGTCCCCCAACAAATAAAAATTGTAAATTAGAATAGGTCTGAAGTATTTCGCGGACATTATGAAAAATAAAATCCGGCGAAGCTTTATTATGGCGATTAATCCAAGGTAAATGATTGAAGCTTAAGGCATTAGTTAAAGTTTCCTCTACTAAAACAATCAAATATCCCCCCGCCGTTTGTGCCCGTTCTACTTCTCTGCAAAACCTTCCATAATCTTTCCCCATTGTGCCGATGAAATCAGGGAGAGATTTTCGTTCTACATAAATATTAAATTGATTATTCGGAAGATAATAGTCGCCAAAATCTAATTTTTTAATTTCAATAGGAATATCTAAATTAAGAACTTTTTGCTCGCGAGTATCGACAATAAGCCGTTTTTGAGGAATTTCGTTGGGTAAATTAATAATTTTATTCAAAGTCTCGAAACGTGTTGTAAAATTCAATTCCGAGCAAAGTTTTTGATATCCCTGAGGGAAAACCTTATCATAAAATATAACCGAGGGCGCAATAATTGATCTTAACTCAACTTGACAGGGAGCAAATCGCAAATTCTTGGATATTTTTCTTTGTGTAAGTAGTTCTTGGCAATAGGTTTGCGCTTCTTTTAAAGAAACTTCTTTTAGCCAGCCGCGCAGATTATTTTTATTAATAAAATCGGCTTCTAAGTACTGTTCTTTGTTTTTAAAAGGAATGGGCTCTTGAGTAAATTTATCTAATCTTGGGAAATATTTTGAGAAATATTCTGACATTTTCAGTTTGTGTTTCCTGAAATAATGATTATCTTCTGTCACTTCTTCTTGGCAAATAGCGCATTGCATTCTTAAATATTAAAAATAAAATAGATAAAAAGAAAAAATATTTGACTTTTTCATTTAAACCGGTGTAATATCTAACGAAGATGAATTGGGAATCGTTATATAGACATGTTCAAAGCTCTGCGAATACAGAGCCGAAACGTAATTGTCTTATTGATTTTGGGGGCGGAGTGGGGTAAAAAAGTAGTTTTTCATACTTACCCCGCTCTGAAAAATCAGGCGGGGTTTTTTGTTAAAAAGATTTTTAAAGTTTTTGTTGACGATAGGGAAAAGGGGGGATAATATAAGAATAGTTAGTTTGAGTTGTGATTGGGAACTCGTTAAAAAACAATTCGCTAGAGGCGGGCCGTGAGACTCGGAGACGCCGGTATCAGTGGGGACATTGATGCTACCAAGCGGAAATGGTTGAAAAACTCAAATGCGGGTTTAGTTTATGTAGTGAAACGGGAGATTGCCATTCTCCAGAAGCGGTTGCAAATACCGCAACCCGCTCCATTTTAAAATAGGTTGTCCGCAAGGCGGTGACGAGTCTCCAAAACTTGTCTTGGTGAGTGCGAGTCTCACACAACCTGAAGGGCTTGTAGTGCTAAAAGTTAACACAATACACTTGCAATGTATAGAACAGGGAGCGTTACCCTGCTGGTCCAAATTTTGGGGGATAGATGTTGACAGATACATGTCAGACTTCCAATCTGAATTAGCGAGAGCGTTACTCGCATCCCTCACCAATGCCACGTAACAAAGAAAATTACAACAAATGGTTTCGCGAATATTATAAAAAACACAAAGTCGCATATAAAACCAAAGCTAAAATACGAAAACAAACTCGGAAAGAAGCATTTATAATCAAATATAAAAATATTTTGTTCTGTATAAAATGTGGCGAGAACGATTTTTGTTGTTTGGATTTTCATCATCGCGACCCGGCTCAAAAAATAAAAGACGTAAGTAAAATGGCTAAATTTTTCAGCGATGAGAAAATCGAAGCAGAAATAGCTAAATGTGATGTTTTATGTGCAAATTGCCATAGAAAATTGCACGCACAGTTAGACTTAGAAAAGAAATCTAATAATTCAGTGTAATTAATATCAAATATGTATCTAACTGGTAATTATTCAAATTTTGGCAATCGATTGCATCAGCTACCTAGAAGCGGCTTAGATTTGACAACTTTTCAATTAGAGGGGTCGGGTTATTACGGTAATTGGACAGCAAACCAAAGAAGAAAATATTCCGATGAAGTTAGAAAGAAATATTTTTCTATTTTAGATACTGTTTTAACTGGACATTTTTTTACTACTAGCGGTGTTTCGATTTCTTATTTACCAGTAAATTATTATTTAAATATGGATTTTGCTTCGTCTGGACCTGTCACAAGCGGGTTTTTACAAAATAGTGCGTTTGGAAATATTACAAGTGATCCTTGGGTAATTACTTCTGGGGCAAGTGGTTCTACAATTGTTTTGGGAACAGAAGGTGAAGGAAGACTGTTCGGCGGTATTTCAATTAATGGGACGGGGTTTACTGATACCGGAGTAAACGCGTTAAGATTCCAAAACGGTCAATTAAATACAATTCGACTGCCTTTTACTCCAACCTATGATAGAGTTTCTTTGGGTTGCTTTATGACTTTTGGTAGTAATGATGAAGGGGGCGGTAATTTTGCTTCTATTGATCAAATTGAAATGGATATGCAAAATGGACAATTCGGAGTTTTGCAATTAAGAACCAATGGACAAGTTCTTTCCGCTCATTCAAATGTTGGCGTTTCAGGAAGTATTCCTATAGTAACAGGGAGAGCGTATTGGGTTACATGTTTAGCGGCATCGGGAGATAAATTTTATGCCCGCGTATATGATACCGGGACTATGTTGCAATCTGGACTAGAATTATCAATAACTATTGGCGGACTTCCAAGCCAAATTAGAGTTATTCGTTTGGGTCGATGCGATTCTCACGGGGGACCGGCTTTAACTAGCGTTACGGCAATAGACGATCTTATTATTAGTACTACTGGTTTATTTCCTTTATTACCCACTTAAGAATCAGAATGTCCGTCTTTATTAAAATTAAATTTTACGTCTCCATAACTCAATTAGTTAGAGTATCGTGCTTTTAACACGAGAGTTGCAAGTGCGAGTCTTGCTGGAGACACCATTTTAACGGCGTATGGTTAACCGGGAATTAAGCAGACCGGCCTGCCTCAAAAGCGGTGAGCCTTGAAAGTGCAAGTCTTTCTATGCCGATTTTAAAAATAAAAATTCACTTTTGCCAAGTTTAAATGTAATTAAGAATACATAAATTTATGAGCAAATTTTCTAATTACAGGAAACAATCAACTGTACCAGATGCTCCAGTTGCCGAAGTTGTCGGGGTATTTGCCGACGCAAGTGGGTTTTTGGTGCAACGTGATTCTAGCGGGACTAATACATTATTAGGAACAAATTTTTCTGGTTCTTTGAGCCAAAACGTTGTCCGCGTAAGGGCTGGCGCTATTAATACTACCGGGGCTGTATTTACTGCTGATCCTTCTGCAACAACCCAAACTGGTTTAGCAAATCCAAGTCTTTGGTTGCCAATCAGGTTCAACGGCACAGGGTATTTGATTCCGGCTTATCCTTTGACTTAATATTTTCTTTCGTTTTCTTTCGAGCCCCGATTAATGCAAGTTTTCGGGGTTTTTCTTTTCAGTATGTATTGTCAAAAGTAGACGGCCTCGCTTGGAACGAGGAGGTAGAGGGCGCGATACCCTCCATACTGACCATGTTAGAGATAGATAATTAGTAGCTTAATAGTAGAGCGACCCCCGTTGAAGGGGGTAGGTACTGGTGCAAATCCATTCGTATTGAACGGCGCAATTAAACGTGAAATCCTCTAATATAGAGCAACATGCAATCATAGACTTGAAAGCGGACAAACGTAGTCCTAACTTTTAGGGAACATTACGTGAAATCGACTTGTTGCTATTTAATTTCATTGGGCGGTACACTAATTGGTAAGTGGCGATACTGTTAATATCGTGCATCCGGCCTCCATACCGTATAATGGTTCGAACCCATTCTGCCCAGATTATGTTTCTTAAAATACTTAAAATATATAAACAATGGAAGTCTAAAAAAGAGCTAGATAAAATTATCGAAAAAATGGCTGAAAACATTGCAAAAGAAAGAGACAATAAATTTATTTCTGATTTTAGGTCTAAATTCATTAAATAATCAATCTTGTATTAGTTTAAAAGTAAAACTGTCGGCACGTAAATGCCGAAATCATTGGTGCAAAGCCAATATACAAGGAATGCGGGGACAAGCCGGATGACGCTAGATGGGCTCATAACCCATGCCCTTAGGTGGACTATGTTTGGTGAAACTCCAATCTCCGCTAATAATGGTTCGTTAATTAAATAGTATAATGGAGTCTTGATAAGGCTTTCTCATCGGGGCAGAACCGGTACGAACCAAATTAATTATCAAAATTAGTGTAATCTTCTATATAATATATTATGGAAGACAAAGCTAAAACAACGGTAACTTGCGATTATTGCAAAACTCCCCTACGCGCCGACGATCCGAACGGTTCGGAAGCCATTGAAGCGACCCTTAATAATAAAATGGGCGAAGAAGTCGATTTTCAGTTCTGCGATGAAGAATGTTTAAGAGTATTTTTAAATAATCGAAAGAAAAAAACAACAAGTGCGACATTCAGATTAACCTTTAGTCTAAATCTCGGATTAGTTGACGGTAAAGTAACCGGGTTTGGCTGTAAACCAGATTCCTTCGGGACGAGTGGGCGCGATACCCACATAATCCAATTTTAGAAGCACCCCTAACGGAAAGATCGCCGTTAAATCATCATCGAAATGATATAGTTGTTAAACCCTGTGTGGCCACACAATTTAATAAAGGGGTGCGACCATTTGTTTTGAGCGTATGTTGTAGCGGTAGCAATTCTAATTAATTATAGTCTTTAATGAATAGCCGACAATTCTAGACTCTGGAAGCTTAGTATTTTTAGATGAAACTAAAATTAATTAACGGGCGTTATAGCTCGTAGCGCGGGTTCAACTCCCGTTATGTTCAATTTTATAGTAAAGTTATTTTAAAATAGTTTTGTATGTTTACTATTTTTTTTATTATTATATTGTAATGAAATATACAAAAGAAATTCTTGAGCCTTTAGTTAAAAATAGTTTATCTATTGCGGAAGTATGTAAAAAACTTGGAAAGCCGGTAAACGGCGGAACTCACTCGTTTATTACGAAACGTATAAAAGATTTCGGAATAAATACAAGTCATATATTGGGGCAAGCGAGAAATCGCGGAGTGCCGTCTCCAAGGAAAAAACATATTACAGAATATTTTAATAGTTCTTTAGTTAAATCTCATTTTTTAAAATTAAAATTAATTGAATATGGTTTTAAAGAAAAAAAATGCGAATTATGTTTAAACGAAAACTGGATGGGACAATTAATTCCTCTAGAATTAGATCATATCGACGGAAACCATTCAAATAATAAATTAAATAATTTGCGTATATTATGTCCAAATTGTCACGCTCAAACCCCTACAAATTCAGGAAAAAATCGTAAAGTTAAAAATTTAATGGCGACGTAGCCCAATAGCAGGAGGCGATTCCCTTAGAAGGAATACAGTGTAGGTGCAACCCCTATCGTCGCTAATATTTAATGTATATCAAACCAATAGAATTAGAATGAATATTCACGCGCCCAACGATCCTAATTTAGTTTCTTGGGAATTTCGCGGAAAACCTTGGAAACGTAATGGTTATACTTGGTTAAAAGCAACCCATAGAACAGTTAATTGGAAATGGTTTTATTGTTTCGAGGAAAAAAGAGTTGTGTGCGAAGCAACTTATGGTATAATGATAAAATGGGATACAAACCAGTAACATATAAGCCACGCGACCCCAAACGTATTGATAAAATAATGACTTTAATTAATTCATTATGGCATCAAAATCCAGATTTAAGGTTAACTCAATTAATTATTAATGTTGTGGGGCCAACAAAAACAGATTTATATTATATAGACGACGACGAGTTAACAGAAAAATTAGCCGCTCAGTGGAATAAAAGCGAATAGCAGAGCATGGAAACTTAAAATTTTCGATCTTTAAGGGTGCAAGTCCCTTCTGAGCGAATTAATGGCCCGGTAGTTAAATAGGATAATAAATCCCCTACAAGGATAAGTCGGCGGGGCAGTACCGTCTCGGGCTACCATAAAAATATGCAAATTCAATTAAGTCAAGTCCGTTTGGGCGATAGATTAATTATGCGCGGCAAGCGTAAATCAACTTTTGAATTCACTGGAACGGTGATTTTAAGAGATAAAAATTTGTTTTTAAAGGGCGACCGGGGCGATACAGGATGGACGTTGCAACCAGACCAACAAAAATATTGGACTTTAGAAAGAATAGAGGATTAATTTATGCCCCAATTAAGACCTTTTAGAATTTTCGATTTATCCGACGAAGAAGAACGTAAAAAACTAGCAGCAAGCATTGAATGGCTGGAATTTAAATACAAAATGGCTCAACTTCCGCCTCCCGAAAAAGGAACTTTAGTTCGAATAATTAATTCTGGAGAAAAATAAAATTTAATCCGGTTTACCAAAGAGTTTTGGACTCTCGCTGAAGACGAGAAGGATACGGCGCGACTCCGTAGAACCGGGAATTATGAGCGGAGATTATAGATTAATGCAAATGGTAGAAATGGCGGCGGCGTATAAAGAAAAACTTGCCAAAGGAGCAGAAAATTTCATCGAAGATACTTATAAATCTTTTAATGATAATTTTTTTAATAGTTTGTTTAAAAATACATTAATTCCTTTTAATTATAAAGAAACCCACAAAGACGAAGCTTTTGGATTTGCTATTTTGAATGAAGGTATTGCGTTATGTCGGCGGCTTGGTTACGAGCCTATTGCCTTCCATTTAGGTAAAAAAGAATGGACCGATATTCATAATTGGACGGGCGGCGATTTGCCGAAGATTATCATTAAAGACAACAAAATGAATTATAACTCTTTAAATGGATTAAATTTTTATCAAACAAATCAAGAATCAACCTTTTTAATCGAATGCAAAAACTAATATCTGTTTGTATTTTATGTGTTTTGTTGTTAGGCTGTTCTAATTCCGGCAACGGAGTTATAACAAATAAACAATATGATCCGCCGCGAGTTTTGGTTCGTTATATTAACGGCGAGCGCATTGAAACTAAAATTCCCGAAGCTTATTGGTTGACACTAGATAAAAATCAAAATATTGTAGTAACCAAAGAAGAATATGAAAGTGTCAAAATCGGGGATAAATACGAATCTCATTAAGGAGACTAAACCAGAACAAGATAAGTTAACGCCCGAACAAATGGAGCGTTATCTTAAAAATCCACTTGACGATACATGGATTCGGAGCGAATTTAAAATTCCTGAAAATAAATATTTTAGCGTTTCGGTTTATCCAGAACCGGGATTTCTTAAAATTTTACGTTTACCAAGGGAAGTGAAGAATAAAAAAATATCTAAATCAGATAAATAATATGGACATTGAAATTGTAAGTAACGGAACGTCAATCGGAACTCATGTTAAAGACAAAGTAACGGGAGAAGCCATCAATCATGTTGTTGCCATCAAATGGGAAATAGAACTAGATGGATTGGCGACCGTTGATTTGAAAATAGTAGGGGTTCCTGTCCGAATTACGGGAAAATTAAACCCCGTTAAAAAGAAGAAAAAATAATATCGGCCTATTAGATTATGAGTTAAATCGTCGGCCTTTCAAGTCGAAGAAACGAGTGCGAGTCTCGTATAGGCTACCAAAATTATGAATGAAGCGGCTAAATTATTTCTTGATAAATGGAAAGATAAATATTTAATAAATTGGTGCCATTTGTGCCGAGCCGCTTATATTATTTGTCCTATTTGTAATAACGGGTCTTGTGGTTGCGGCGGCTGTGACGAATGTATTAAAGACCAAAAAGAATTTGACGAATATAAAACCAGAGTAGAAGATTATTTAACCGAGGAAGAAATAGTAATTTATAATAAATGTGAGGCTTTGAAAGATTTTATTATAGAGTCAATTTCTAATCACGAACGACAAATTAATTTCAAAAGATTAAAAGAAGAAGGCAAATTTTCTGAAATAACGGAAGCATTATTTAAGAAAGAATTAAAATGAAAGTAAAAGAATTAATTCAAAAACTATTAGAGTTTGATAAAGATTTAGATGTTGATTTTCAATACAGATGTAGGATCGCATGTCGTTGCGAAGAATATTGTTATTGTGACGATATCGAGGAACAACGAAGCGTGGGCGAAGCTGTGTTATTAAAAGACGGCACAAAAAACCAAGTAAACGGCGGCGATAAGATTGTTTTGAAAGAATATTAATTAATGGGGTATTGTTGAATGAGTTATCATGGAGCACTGTCTATGCTTCGTAGCGAGTGCGAGTCTCGCATATCCCGAAGAAAGGTAAATTGAAATGGTATAATGCAGTAGGCACTTTGCGCTATTGCCCGAATAGTGGTTGGGTTGTTTTAGACACTCCTAATTCTATTGTGCGATATTATGCAAATTGGGTAAGAAAACTAACTTGGAAAAATGGTTCTATGCCTATGCATGGGGCGCATGTTACCATAGTTAATGGTAAAGTTAGTGACGTACGAAAATCTCCATATTGGGCGTTTCGTCAAGGGGCCAAGATTAATTTTGAATATTCGAATGTAATCAAAACTAACGATGAATATTATTGGCTTCCAATTCGATGCGAACGACTTAAAGAAATTCGCCAAGAATTAGGTTTAACTCCATTTCCTAAATGGGAATATCATATTACTTGTTTTTTTATTAGTCGATGAAACTTATAATTATTAGTGTTTTGCTATTTTTTAGCAATCCGGTTTTAGTTTGGCTCCCATTTGAAACTCCAACTGTTACGATTTATGACATAAAAGTTTATAATGAACAATGGGTTTGGGTTGCATGGAGCAGACCATTGGAACCTTGGATTACAGAACAAGAATTAATGTTTCAAGTACAACATCCGGGTAAATATTATATAGTAATTAAATCCTTGGAAAACGGAGAACCAAACGGGGCGGTAAATTTAACTAATGAATATTATTTTCGTTACGAAGAAATTTTAAAAAGACCGTCGCCGCCGACTGGTTTAACAATTAATTAAAACTTTAGTGCGCTCGATAGTTTAAAATCTAGAACATCGCCCATGAGCGGGCGAAGATTATAAGGTAGAAGTCTTATGCGAGCGACCAATTTAAGCCTCCTTCGAATAAAAGTGGTTCACGCGCCTTTGAAGCGTTTGGAGTTGGGGCAGTACCAACAGGAGGAAATTTAATATGCAAATAGTAAAATGCGATAATTGCGGATTTGATTTAAGCCAAACGTGTAATTCTTGCGGTTATCGTTTAGTGCTTAAATGCGAAAATATCCCATGTCATTCAGACACCGTGACTGACATGTATATCGAAGAACCTTTAAATAGAATCCATCATTTTTGCCATTTAGATTGTTTGGATAAATGGAGAAGTAAAAAATGAAAAAATTAATAAACTGGATTTTAATCAATACGGGAGTATTTGGTTATTTATTTTTGATGATTTGTTCTGTTTTAAGTTACTATTTATTGGTAGTTTTAAATAAAATATTAGAACTAAAAATAAAAATCATGGGACGGTAGCCCACCAGAGCTTCTAACTCTTGGAACGGTAATTGGATGCTGAAAATGAGGGTTCGACTCCCTCTCGTCCTAGTATTATTAATTTATGGCCGCGTCACCTAATTTATTAAGGTCATCGTCTTCGAAACGATTGTATGTAGGTGGGAATCCTACCGTGGCTACCATTTTGATTATTATTCTATTGTTTGGTATTATATTTCTTTGGCTCGCGCCCGAGCCTAAAAGATCGGGGGCCAGCGAGGATCGAATCATGATTATAGAAAACTAAGTGTAATTATAACAAATGCGCTCAATAATTATTGCTTTCTTTTTATGTTTGGTAATTGGTTGTAAAACTATTGATTCTACATCTTACGTCGCGCCCGAAACGGATGGCACGATTCAAATAGAAGATATTTATGTTACCGTGGGGGTTCACCCTTCGAATGGTTCGGTTATCTCCGACAAAACATACTATTTACCAACCAAACATTGGATCAAAACTGTTTACGTAAACTATTTATCGTCAAAGTTTTATAATAAAAAATATAAACTAGAATCTTTTGATTGTGATAACTTTTCATTAGGGGCTCAAGAAGTCGCGAGCGATTTAAACTCATTAAATGATTACCAATTAGCTATCGGGGAATTCTTTTATATTCAAGAATCTACAAATCGAGGGCACGCTATTAATTTCTTCTTGTATAAAGAGGGGGGCGATGTTAGAATGGGATTTATAGAACCGCAAAACGGGCGGATAGTTTATTTAACTAGAAATGAAATTGCGTCTTGTATTTATTGGAAGATTTAGTTTGTGGGCGGCTTGCCTTATTGGACTTGTTGGTTGTGTTGCTCTGAATCGTCCTTTAGGGCCTAATGAAAAAGGCGTGCCTGAACTTTATTTTGATAATGGAATTTTAATAGAAAAATGATCGTTCTCGTATTGGCACTCTTTCCTAAAGAGATAGCGCATAACTGGATAATGTAGGTTCGAATCCCACCGAGAACAAATTTAAAAATAAAAATATGGACCCAAATGCATTATTAGTATCGGCTTTAATTAATATCATTGTAGGTATTGTTAAAGGTTTTCCTAAAATTCAAAATCATTATTTGCCAATAATTGCTATTGGATTAGGTGCAATTATATGGCCTTTGTATTTAGGAGTATTTAGTGGCGCGGTAGCTGTTACCGGTTGTCTTGTCGGCGCGGGCGCGGTTGGCCTTTATGAAGTCGCGGCGGAAATTAACAAATAAAAGAAGGAAGTCGCGAAAACTACTTCAGAAATTAAAAATTTAGAAAATTTACATCCATAAAACACTGGCTCCGACCCATAGATAGCCGATGGATTCGTCTCTTAAACGAAACAGGAGGGCGCAAGTCCCTACGGAGTCAAATTTAATGCCGTCTTGCCTCAGAAGCGACAGGACCAGTTTTGTAAACTGACGGAGAAATCCCAACATCGGTGCGAGTCCGATAGACGGCTAATTATATGAAGGAATTACATATTACCGGTAAAACTTTTAGAGAAGCGCGACTTACTGCTGATATTATTGATAGATTAATTAAACAAATAAATGATTCTGAATATAAATTAATTAAACGCGCCGATATTTGGATTATGGAAATTCCTAGTTTAGATTTAAAAATTAATTTTGTCGCTCCTATCAACATGCTATATGTAAGCACCTAGTCTAATTTCGTAAATTAGCGTGCTGATTGCAAGTATCAGATATAGCTTTTTGATAATGCCGTTGTATTTCAATAGTAGAATATATTCTTGGTAAGAATGAGACGATGGGGCAGAACCATCCTACGGCTAATATGGAAATGTATCTAGCAGATAATTGCCCCAAATGCAATAAAAAGAATTATTGGTACGCGGGCGACTTAGATGATACTTGCGGCATAGACCCCGATGGAGTAGTTTGCTGGAGTTGTAAAAAAATGTGGCTATTGCCCGAATCAGATGGAGATAATTGCGTTGAAGGAAGTAAAAAAATAGGATGAAACATAAAAAAATCATATATTGGGTTGAACTGGAAGCGACGGGCGAACCTTTGGACCAAACAAAAGCTTCTGAATTTATAGAAAAATTAAAAGGAAAAACTCTTTATGCTGGAGAAAATTGTGAATTAGTATTTGGAATGACACAAGATTCGTTTGTGATAGAATAACATTTTAATGCGCTTAAAGTGTAATGGATTTGCATAATTCTTTGCGAAAGAAAAGGCTTCAGGTTCAATTCCTGATAGGCGCAATAATGGTTCAAGAACCGAGCAAGCGTATCGGCGCAATTTTGAAAATTGATGGGAGCCGTAATCAATCGGACTAAGGTGCAAGTCCTTATTGAACCGCATTCACAATATAACCATTATGTTCCAAAATCTCTTTGCATAAAGCAAAAAAATCAACTAACAACATGTCGCTTTTTGCGGCATTAGCATCATTGCAAGTAAGACCTAAATTTTCTAAAGAATTATCGCCGCCCTTTGATTTAGGAATAATATGATCGAAACAATAAGAATCTCGATTTTCTAAATTAATTTCGCGGCCCGTTAAATAACAATATGGATTTTTGAAAATTTTTTCTTTAAATTCCTCTAATGTAAATTTAGGTGGTAAGGTTTTTCGTTTGCGACTCAAACGATTAAATTCGTTTTTTCCTTTGCGAAATTTTACTAACATTAGTTTATGTTTTATTGGGTCTGTTTTGCGGTATTTAGCTTGACGTTTTGCACTGTTTGTTTTTTCTTTTTCATGGTTAATATAATATTTAACATTAGAACGAGGGACATTAAGTTGTTTTGAAATTTTAGTATATCCAAGTCCCTGAGTGTGCAAAATTTTTATTTGATTAATTACGTCTTCCGTCATATAATTAATTACACAGGGCGTAACTGATTGTGAAATCACGCCCCTTAAATAATGGTTAATTAAACAAACAAGGTTTGTTGCCGTTTCGAAAACGGACGGTACCCTTTAAAAAGGTATGTGGGGCAGGACCACAATTAACCGAAAATGGAGCGTGAAATAGACAAGGTTCTATCGCTACTTGGAAAGTAGATGGGTCTTTCTTTACGGGGAGACTGAAAGGCGGGATTTCCGCGCTCCGCCAATTTATGATGCAAATTATTGGATGTAAAGAATGCAATAAACAATTAATAGAATTCAATCAAGAAACTATTACTATCAATGTTAGTAAATCTACTCATTGCGCTTCATGTAATAAATCTCATACAGATAATTTAGAACATCATTATTTTTGTTCTAAAAATTGTGCCGCAAAATGGATTAGACATAATTGGAGAGAACCATACAAGGCAGAAGATTTAATAAAACATCCTTTGGGGGTAGAATTTACTGATTAATTATATGTCGGAACTTGATTTATATAATGAAACTTATTGTAAATATTGCAATAAATCAGGGTTGTTTTGGGCGCAAAAGGAAAACGGAAAATGGGCAATGTTTAACAAAAATAAAACCCGTCACCTTTGCCGAGATAACCCCTTATTTTCTTTCGAACGGCATCGTAAAAATAAAATAAAAAGATCGGAAAGCATGATGGAATTATTCAAAGATTATTTGGATAAGTCTGTAATATTAAAAAATGGTTTAATAGGACATTGCATGTTTTTCAACGCCCACGCAAAACGTCCGGGCATATATTATGGTTTTACGAAAGAACATCGGTTTATAAGAGGGTTTCAAATATCTCATCCAAACGAAATCGAAAAAGTTTTAAGCAAGGAGGAATACGAAAAACTTCGAGAAGAATATCATCCTCGTTCATTAGTATGATAACTACTGTAGTTAATTGGCGCGACGATAAAAATTCATGTTATATTGGGCGCGGGTCTATTTTTGGCAATCCTTATATTATTGGACGCGACGGTACCCGCGACGAAGTAATTGAAAGATATAAAAACGAATGGTTTCCTTTTTTATTAAAAGATAAAAGATTCGTGGCAGAATTAATTAAATTAAAAAATAAAAAACTTGGATGTTTTTGTAAGCCTTATAATAGGTGTCATGGGGAAATTATTGCCGACTATCTTAATAGTCTGGATTCCGAGCAAGACGAAGCCATTCAATAAACCATTCTTTTTCATACCATTTTTCTTGCATAATTGATATAAATATATTACACTTAAATTATATGGGCAGAAATCCAGCAGCGACTAATAAATTTCGAGTTTTAATGATTGAATCTGAGGCCGGATGGGGCCAAAAAATAGATGAAATCAAAACCTTTAAAACTAAAAAAGCGGCAATTAAATTTTGCGAAACTTATAATAAGAGATATAATAGCGAGCCGACAACCCCTAGTTGGTATATTATGGCAAGATTAGAAGATGACTCCAGACATTTGGGACTTAATTAATGGAATGGATTGTAAATCGGACAAGCGAGCCGAGACTGTTTGCTAAACAGATCGCGCCCCTAAAAAGGCGTTTAGTGCAAGTCTAGTGCAATCCGCAAATGAACAGTCCGGTAGCTCAAAGTTAGAGCGTGCTCTTTATAAGGGTGGGGTTGTGGGTGCAAATCCCACTCGGACTAATATTGAATTTAAAATGAAACATATATTACTTATCGCAGCATTTGTCCTTTTAGTTTGGGCAAGCGGCTGTTTAACGTATAAAATTAATCATACTCGTAATCCTAATGCACCCGAATGGACAAAATATTTAAAATAAGACTTGATCAATAAACATAACCCCTTTACTATTATTAAAGATGAAAGTAACGAAAAAAGACATTCGGAAAATCATGGAAGATAAGCCTGATACATTCAAGGGCTCGCAAAAGGATTGGTCGCGTTTAATTAAAAGCATCATCATTCCGCCAAGTAATAGTTATACTTGGGAGCAAGACAAGAAAACCGGGGAATGGGAACAAATTTTTAATTAATATGAAGAAATTTTTTGAAATTCAAATTCCGTTGTATTGGGTTGTGTCACTTTTAATCGGGTTTATTCTTGAAACCGTAGTGCTTCCGATATTTTTTAAAAAATAATTTAATGGTAACGTTGTTGTAATAGTTAGCATCAATCCCTGTGAAGGATTCGGAGCGAGTGCGAATCTCGTACGTTACCCCAATAACGCCGTGTGACGGAGCAAGTTGAACCGCTAGGTCTGCAAAACCTGTGTTGAGTGGCGCGATACCACTATACGGCTAGAAAGGATAGAATGTCAGTAATAAATCAACAAATATGTCTTAAATTAAATGCAGCGTGGCAACCCACTGGATTCTGTACTATTAAAAAAGCTCTGACGGCGATGAATAGTCAAAACCCAAATGACGAAGAAGCTCCCGCCGTTGCTTTAGACATTGGATACGATTACTCCAATGGCGTATGGGATTTCGAAAATCCTGTATATATGAACCCTTGTCCTTGGGAAGAATGGGTAAAGCTCTCAGTTCGGGAATTTGACGATGTTATTCATACGCCGCGCATGGTATTACGGGCTCCTACGGTTATCATAGACCGTAATTTTAATAAAATGCCGGTTAAGCATTTTAAAGCCAATCATCAATCAATAAGAGAGCGTGATAATTATACTTGCCAAGTTACTGGTAAAAAATTGACTAAAGGCGAGGGCAACGTAGACCATTTATTACCTAAATCACGCGGAGGAAAGAATACATGGACAAACCTAGTTTTCATGTCCAAAGAAATTAACTTTAAAAAAGGAGACAAAACCCTAGAAGAAGCGGGAATGACGTTAATTCGTCAACCTAAGGCTCCATTGCCTACGGTTGCTTCGGCTTTAATTAAAGAAGCGCGGCATTTCTCTTGGAAACCCTTTCTCATCAGTAAAAGCTAGTTGTTGTTATGGGAGTCCGGTCTATGACCGGGCTCCTTTTTATTTTTATGCAAGAAATTTGGAAAGACATAGAGGGATACGAAGGATTATATCAAATAAGTAATTTGGGAAATGTCAAAAGTTTAACCCGCCGCGTCAAACAGATAAGAAACAATAAAGTAAGATATTATATTAAACCGGGACGCTTAATGGCCCTTCCGCCCAACGACCAAAAATATGTTCATGTTTCTTTATATAAAAACGGCATAGAAAAACAATGCAAAGTTCATCGCTTGGTTGCTTTTGCTTTTATAGATAACCCTTCAGGACACCCCGAAGTAAATCACAAGGATTTTAATAAAGAGAATAATGCGGTTAATAACCTAGAATGGGTCGAACATGATGTTAACATGAAATATAATTCCAAAAGAAAGAATTTTATCTGATAATTATTGGTGCAAAAGTCGCCACTTCATTTTCCATCGGGGTAAATAAATAATCAAAATAACATCTTGCCGCCCAAGCCCCTAATAACAAACAAGTATATAAATCCTTACGCGGGCGATTTGGTCCCGTTTCTCTTTTAAGATTTTGCGGTAAATCAAATTGTAAAGTTCCCAATACCGAGGCTTTCACTTCAATTAATGCAACCTGACTTTTAGTTGCTACAATCCAACTATCTTGTTCCGCTATAAAATCAACCAGTTCCATTTCTGTGTCGTTTTTGTTCTTGGGTTTAAATGGCATTTTAAACGATTCTAATTTTTTAACTTCATTTTCATTCGCCCCCAAACAAGACCCAAACCATATTTTTTCACTATCAATTTGGTTTTGTAAATGCTCGTTCATTTGACGAATAGCCAAAGAACTAAAATTTTGCCCATAAACAAATTTCCCGCCCGAACGATTATATTGATTTTTAAACTTAGCTAATTCTTCTAAATAATTATCCGCCGCTAAATCTACATCTAAGAACTTTAAATGAAAGTTGAATTCTTTAGCGATGGTCGATTCATTATATCCATGTATAAATTCCGAACCAGAATTATCAATAATTAACATTACAATATTGAAATGTTTTAATATGTAAGTTAAATATTCATAATGGTCCTTCAAGTCTCCACCCGCCCGCGCATAAGAATGAACCTGAACTATCTCTCTTTTTTCTTTTAAGACAAGATGAACTTCCATCGCAAAATAATCGGAGGCTTTAGAAGCTGAATACGAGGGGTCGATAGATAAAATATATTCTGCGTCTTTTTCTCCTTTTAATTGAACTACTGGATATTGATTAATAGGAATGGTGCATTTATGCATTTTAGCAACGTTAAAATATCCATCCCCGGCGCGACTAAAGAGCGCCCGATATTCCCGCCTGAAATACTCTGTGCTTTCTCCCCCGTTGGCTTTAGCGGAATTAATTTGAGACAAATCCATAATTCCGTTGGGCGGCAACGATTCATAAGACCCGCGCATAACGAAATAAGTGGGTTTAGTTCCATTGGGCAATGTTTCTATTTTATCCGGCCTATCGATCAATTCCACCCAATTCTGATACATTTCATACAAATATTCAAACTCGTAAGAAGCCGATGAAAACACGCAATATTTATTGTTAGGAAACGATAATCTATCGGCATCAGTAATAATACCTTGTTTAATTAGCAAATCTTCTGCGTCTCGCATTTCCGATTCTTCCGCGAAGTCTTGTTTGACCGTCAAGAACGGGCGCAAGATAGTTTCTTGAATTTCTCTGCTAATTAATAACCCTTCGTCTACGCAAACAAGGTTGGCGCGAGTTCCGCGAAGTCCCTCACCATTAGATAGAGGCAAGGCAAAAATTTCAGATTGATTTGGAAGTATCCAGCGATACATATCATTGGAACGCCGCATTTGAGTCGGAAAACATTGCCTTAATAAAGCGGCTCTTTTCGAATTAACAATTTTCTCGGAGTTTTCTAGAATCCGCCGCGCCGAACGAAAGTTAGCCGAAATCAAACAAACTTTTTTATCAGGATAAAAAATAGAATAGAGAATACTTAAAACAGAAATCAAATAAGACTTGGAAAAACCACGACCCGCCACGATTAAACAATTGTCTCTTAAAAAAATAGACTTCAAAATAAGCTCTTGAATAGCCATGAGCTTAACCCCGCAAAGCATTTCTAAAGTAAATCCAATATTGCTGCGTAAAAATTTGGCTAAAGTAATTTTAGCAGTAATTTCATCTAACTCACCTTTAATTTCTAAAACGGTTTCGTTGAAATCTTTGTAAGTTTTTATTTCCTGATTGCCGACATGCCAAGCCATATATAAATTAAGAGTTTATCGATTCGTCTGGAGATATACCAAATATTTCTATTTTCCACGCGTCCATAGTTTCCAGTCTGTGTACTTCGTCTTTTAATAGTTTTTTTTTCTCAATATTCGCTTGAGCTAACCGTTGCCGTCCTACTTCGGTTCTCCAAAATTCAACTAGGCTTACCAAACTTTCGTTTTCTTTAACTCGGTCCTGTAATCTTTTAGAACGCTTTACTTTTAAATCATCTAATAAAGATTGCTGTCTTTTCACGCAATCATTATATTCTTTGCGAAGCCCGGTAATCGATTCGACCAAACTCATAGACAAAACTTTTTTTTCCTCCGAGCCGTCTAATTGTTCGTCCGCCATTTTCTGAAACTTTTCTATAGTAGCTTGAATATTTTTAGAAATTACCACATCCGTACAAAGAATTATATATTGATCCCGTTCTTCGGGCGTTAAATCATCTTTACCATAAGTATAAGAAATAAAACTTGATTCAAACAATTCCCGGTCATCTACTCCTTTATAAGTATTAATTTGTTGAACAAAACGATAGGAATTAACGTAACCCAAAAGAGAGCGAATCCATTTTTTTTGTCTTTCGTTAGAATCATATTGAGTTCTATCAATAGGAGTATCAATATATTTATTAACACGCTCAATCATGGAACCGTCTTGTTTGGGAACCTTGTAATTATCGGTAACTATATTACTTGGGTCCGCGTATTTAACTCGATCCGTGAGAGTCCGCACGTAACTAATAACACTTCTAGCTTCTTGAGATAAATTGGTAAGTTTTTTAGAAAATAATTGTTCGGCCATTTCCAAGGAAGTCATGGTTTGGCAGTTGTTGGCAATATATTCCTTTTGTTCATCAGTTAATTCCAACTCCCCCTTTTTTTGATATTCATAAGATACCGAAGCCTTTAGTTTCCTTGTCGCAAGGAATTGTTTAATTAGTTTGGCTCTTTTATCACGCCCGTCAACGCCAACCCCAAAACACATTTCTGTTAATTCTTTTAAACTAGGTGGGTTATTGGGCCGATTATTCCATTCTCGTAAAATTTGCAATTCTTGTTCGGAAGTTAATGCGGTGGGCTCTTGTTTAGACGGAAGATTGCTGCCATCGTTAGGCGGCAAATCATCTAAAGGGTTATTATCTTTACTCATATATACTTGCGCTATAAGTATTTACACTTTATAAATCGATTTCGTCAGAATAAATAAGTTTCTTGGCTTTCTCTAAAATGGAATCTTTAATATTTTTTAGCTGTCTATATCCGGCTTGCCGCCCTTTTTCCGATGTTTTAAAACCTAGTAATTTAGCTACTCCTTCTTCGTTGCCCCCATCAATATATAAATATTTGTAAACCCGATATTCTATGGGCTTCAAAACGCCTTTCATTTTAGCATGAAGAAGCCCGCTGGCCTTTTCCATATCTAAAAACATTTCAGGTTTTTCTGAAATTTCGTTATAATGAAACTCCAAGGCCAAAGGAAGTTTTATATCATAAGCGTTTTTTTTAGTTTTAGACCATTGGGCAAATAAGGGGCAACTATTACATTGAGTATTAAAAATAGAGCATAAGTTTCCCCCTTCGTTCGCCGCGCAATTTAAACAAGGCCGCGCATGATTTTTATAAATATTACGAATTACATTATTAATTTGATTACAAACGATAGCATGTAGCCAAGGTCTAATTGGACGCGCCTGATCCCACATGTCCCACTTACTATGAATATGGACTCTAATAATTTGAGATATATCATCAAAATCCATCCATTGAATGGCAGTTAACGTCCATTTATTGCGTCGTTTTGCAATTTCTTCATTAACAATAGTGATAGAATCTTCGAATGTAATTTTAGGAGGATTCATTATTTATTTTTTCTTCTAGAAGTCCCCGCTTCTGCTTGCCATTCTCTCTCAAATTCCGCGTCGGATATTTTCTTGGGCTTTGTTCCCCGAAGGTTCATTTTGTTAACTGGAACAACTTTACTACCTTTAGCCAAATCGCTAATTTTTACTGTATGAGGCCCCGATATTTCGACTTCTAGGGGATTGGGTTCAGAGGCGGCTTGAGCACGAATAGCGGCTTTTGTATCTTCGTCAATTTCAAAATCATCATCGTTTTCGTCTTCAATTTCGTCATTTTCATCGGGTTCATCGGGCTCAATATAAACGGGTCTTCTTTTCTTGGGTTGAGCGGCAGGAATAATGGCTGGTTTTTTAATTTCGGCTGTGCTTGTTTTAACAAATGGCTGTCCACATCCCGAGCAAAACTTTGCTATAGTTGGACCTTGCACAGTTCTTGCCCCGCAATCACAATACAAAAAAGTCATAATCAAATATATAATATTACACTTTTTCTTAAATAAACTAATAAATAATTGTATTTTAATCTTCTTTAGGATAAAATAATATATATGTCAGACCAACATTATAAAAAATGGACTCCCGAAGAAGATGAAATTTTAATTAAGAATTACCAAAAAATACATCAACAAGAACTAACTCAACTATTAATAAATCGAACAATTAACGGAATAGCATGGAGAGCTTCCCGTCTTAATTTAAAATCTCCAGTAAAACTTCGTAAAAAAGAATGGCAAGTGCCTTTATATGAACAACTTGCCAAACAAAGGCAAAGTACAAAACTTTATTTAAGAAATAAAAGACAAACGGAGCCTCGTTGGTGCATGTTTCATAATGCTAAACATAGAGCTAAACAGCAAAACATCCCTTTCGATATTAAAATTAATGACATTACTATTCCCAAAATGTGTCCAATTTTTAAAAAACCATTTATTTTTGGTGCGAATAAAAGTTTACCATTTTCGCCATCCTTAGACAGAAAAAATCCAAAATTAGGGTACACCAAAGATAACATTTGGGTAATTTCTCATAAAGCAAACCGTATTAAAAACAACGCCACCAAAGAAGAAATAAAAATCGTCGCTACGGCTTTAGAAGAATTATTATGAAAATTTTATTATTAGGTGAAAAATGTCTAGATGTGTTTATGTATGGAGATTGTAATCGTTTAAATCCCGAAGCTCCAACTCCAGTAATAACTCCTTATATAACATCGGCAACCAAAGGAATGGCCGGAAATGTTTATAATAACATCAAGGGCCTAAATCCCAAACTAGGCATCGATTTTGTATATAATGATAAACTAATACGTAAAACTCGTTATATAGACAAAAATTCTAATTATATTTTATTACGCGTAGACGAAAACGACAAAGTAGATCGTATTTCGTCTAAAATTGTTGATAAATTAATAAAAAAAGATAATTTGAAAGCTTATAAGGCTGTTGTGATTAGTTCTTATAATAAGGGATTTTTGTTGTCTGACGATATTTTTAAAATTAGTCAAAAATGCCATATTCTAAACATACCTACTTTTTTAGATTCTAAAGATATTTTTTCTGAAAAATATCAATATATTGATTTTATTAAAATTAATCAAACCGAATATGAGAACAATTTAAAACATAATATAAACCCCGACGATTTTTGCCGAAAAGGAACCATTGTTACTTTAGGAAAACGAGGAATGCAATTCAAAGGAAAAGTCTATCCTATTGATCCCATTGAAGTTAGAGATGTAGTAGGATGTGGCGATTCCGCTCTCGCCGGGTTGGTAGTCAAGTACTTAGAGCAAGGAGATATTATTGAAAGCATAAAATTTGCTAATAAAGTCGCCCGAATAGCCGCAAGTAAAAAGGGTACCGTTACAGTTTATCGGAAAGATATTGTGTAATATAATATGTGAAAAGAGCGGTGATTGAGTTTAAAAACGCAGAAGGTGTTAAATTTAAGCTTTACTACCGAAAAATTCGCAAGGCCGATTTAAAAGGTTGTCAAGCCAAGGACGCAGATGGGATTTGTGAAAATCCTGAAGGCGGAAAACCCAAAATCATTGTAGATTCTCGACTAAAGAATAAGCGTAAATTACAAGTTTTAATTGAAGAAATTTTCCACGCTTTCGTTTTCGAGGAAAAAGAGAAAGTGGCTCGCCGGTTTGCCATGACTCTAGCAGAAATGATTATCCTCCTTGGCTGGCAACCTGACGGCAAGAAAAAGAATAAAAAATGAAAAAATATTATATTTTACTTTTAGCTTTGGGAATTGCATTTTCCGGCTGTACATATTTCAAAAAGGGCTTATTAAAAACAGACGTTAAAATTGAAGAACGCCTGAAGGAAAACAATGCCGCCGCGAATATTTCTACTAAATTTACCGAACAAAAAATAGGAGAAACCAAAGTAGCAATCGGCGCACAAGATTACGAACAAGCTAAATTAAGTATTGAGGGCGCGGACGCGGCCAATAGTATTACTTCTGAGTTTTTACGTCGCAATCAAAATCTTATTGGATTGCCGATTATCGATCAAACCAAAGTAGTAAGTAATTTATTATCTACTAATCAAAATGTCCGCCAAGCCGAAGAAAAAAAACAAGGTATTAAAGAAAACGAAGAAACTAATTGGCGGGCCAAAACTCAAGAGTTGGAATCCAAGCTTCAAGCGATGGGCGAGAAATATGAGGCAGAAAGAAACAAAAGCATTATTCATAGAATTTGGGTATGGGGCGGGTGGACATTGGTTCTAGGAAGCATTGTGGCTTTAATGGTATTTTTTCCGCCGTTAATTCCTGTTTTTACCATGATTGTCGGAAAAGTTATTTCAGCTATTCCGTCTTTAGCTCATGTCTTGGGGGTTGTTGGTAAAAAAACCGTCGAATCAACTATTCACGGTATCGGAAACGTAAGAAGTGAATTTAAAAAGCAAAAAGAATTCGCGCCCAACAAAACCTATACTCCCGATGAAGTATTAGACATGTTGGACACGCAATTAAAGATTGCCACCGATAAAGATGACAAAAAAATTATTGAATCTTTTCGGTCGAAGTTGAATGTTTAGATTTTAACAACAATTCGTTGTGTTGGTCTAGCTTCCCGAGAATAAACTTTACTTCCTCGGAACGCACTACATCTTCTTTGGTAAATTCAAAACAATGAATGCCATTATTGCGGCTTTCTTCGTCGTTGAATAAATTATACATATCTTTAAAACCACTTTTTCCATTAATATCTGATTGGCGTGTATCGCCGCACACAATCATTTTGGAAAAGCGCCCAAAACGAGTAATTAAAGTAGTCAATTCTTTAAAATCAAAATTCTGTGATTCGTCCGCGAGAATAAACTTGGCGTTTAGATTCGCGCCCCGTAAATAATTAATAGGGATAGCTTGAACTCTATTATCATTTTTTAATTTTTGAACATCGCCTCCATTTAACAATTCATGTAATTTATCTTCTAGAGGCATCATAAACGGCGCGAATTTATCTTCACTTTCTCCGGGTAAATAACCCAATCCTTTAGATGCGCTTTCGATTACCGTCCGAATGTAAATTAAATCCGAGACTCTTTTCTCCGCTAAGAATACTAAGCCTAAATATACAGATAAATAAGTCTTGGAAGTACCAGCGGGGCCATTGAGAAACACAATTTTAGTATTTTTATTAGTTACTAAACTTATGAATTGTTTTTGTTTTTCCGTCCATTCAAAAGGCTGAATGGTTAGAGTTTCTTTAAATTTGTTCCGTTGGGGAACAACCGGCGAAACGTCTTTCTTCTTGTTCATTTTTAAGAACGTAAGTTCAATATATATTACACGTTCTCAAAGAGTTTAACGAATTATTTTTTTTGATAATAAATTATTTTGCCACCAGTTTTATTTAACATTCTTGGATTAGCAGTTGAAGAAGCCGCTTCGGTTGCAGCAACAACCGGGTCATCGGAAGCATTCAACGCATAAAGATTAGCCGTAACTGTTCCGCCCGAACTTGTATATGTATATGGACTTGTCGAATCTGGGGTTTGGGGCCTTCTATCTTCATAGAAAATTACATATCGAACTAGGGCGCTATCATTAGGAGTAACTGTATAATCGCTGCCACTATGACTTATAGTGCCGCTTAATGCATATCCGCCCGAACGATATTCCAAAGCTCCCAAATCCGGGCCAGAACCTTCGTAGGCATAACCAACACTCGCTCCGCTGGAAAAAGTAATCGCAGAACTAACGGTAATAGTATGCGTGGAATAATCGATACTTTCAACTTCAACATTGTTATTTCCGCCAACATAAATTTTCATTTTATCCACCAAAAATCCATTTAAAGTTCCGTGAAACCAATAGGCGTTTCCAACCGGAACACTGGTAGTTGACGAACCAGAAGAAGAAGTGGTAGTTAATGCCGCACCAACATCTACCGCCGGGGAACCAGATTGGGGCATAAATCCGGTTGCGGTATTTGCGCTATAATCAGTAAATTGCGGGTCCGCATTAATAAATGCGCTACTTCCATTTGGATAAGAAAGGTCATGGTCGAACGTCAGGGCGCTTCCTGATTCAACTGTGTATAACCCAGAACTGCTAGTTGTTTGGTAAAATAAGTTATTACGACTAACGTTACCTATTGAAGTCCCCCAAATATAATAAAAATCCCCGGTCCCCGGCCCACCCCTTGGACCGCTTCCAACCTCGCCAACAGTTTGATGCGCTCCTAAATGGTTATCTGAAACTCTCCATTGAACAGTTAACCTGTCTCCTGAGCGGATTGAGATATTTTTAACAAGCGTTATATTATAAGTTGGTCCCGCTCCCGCCTCATCCAGATATAAATGGGAATGCATAATTGGATTATTAAAATGCCAATTGCTATACATCCAACTATATCTCCATCCGTTATCGGGTTGTGCTCCATCTGCGTGCGGCCCTTCTCCTTCTGGTCCGCCATTAGCACCAAAATCATTCATTGTTGTAGGGCCAAGGATGTTATTTCTATAAATATGATATTCTCCGCCCGGAGTCAACCAATCGTTTGCGTGACTGAAGGTGTTGTATTCAACTAAAATCGGGGTGTTATTAGTTGCTAAATAGCCTACTCCAACTGCGGCTTGAGCGTCTGTACTACTCCCCGCCTCTACTGTTCGATAACCCGGATAATCTATTGTATTCCCACGAATTATCAAAAAGGGGGAATTTCCATAAAAAACACCAGAACCATCTTGCGCGGCGGAAGTATGATGGATATAGTTATCAAGAACCCAAACATTAGTTGCGCTATTAACACGAATCCCAACATAGGATTGTTCGGTAGCGTGAGTAACTTCAAAACCAATCACACTTACATTATCCGCGCCGTTAACATAAAAACCACGAATAATAACTGTACCTATTGCCCCGTCTGCAAGATAAGTAATTCGATTTGCGGAAGTGCCATCGGTTGTTTCGGTAAGCAAACCTTCTGTGCTATAATCTCCCGCCTGAACACGAAGGGTATCTCCCGCTACCATCGCAGAGGTTCCTTTGCCAATTGTTCTCCATGCTTGCCCAGATGTTCCGGTAGTATCGGCAACATTCGCTAACCCATCATTCGTATCCGCCCCGTCTGTGCGAACGTAATATGTGGCCCCGAAGCCAAAAAATGTTAAACTTAACAAACAAACTAAAATCAATAACCTTTTTAACATAATTAATTTCTATAACCGTAAATCTTAATTTTCAGACCCGCCGCGCCGGTTCCGGCTGTATCAATATCAAAAGTAATTGATGCATCGTCGGCTAATTGCGGCCCCGCGCCCCCAATCACGGCGGCGGTTGCGGCTGTTGTAGAAGTGGTTTCGCTTGAATCAATCGTCAAAGTTGTAGTAAAAATAGAAGACCCGCCCTCATTGATATCAATGGCCGGATTACCCGAACTGGACGTAGTAGTTAAACTAGCGCGAACACTCGTAACATAAAAAGCACAAGGAGTCCGCCACGTATATTTTGCGGTGCCAGTTGTTAACGCGGTCGTTTCGTCGCCCGAAATATCAAATTCAAAACATTCAATTCTACTTAATTGCCAGCCGTAAATGGTGCCGCCCGCATGATATTCAAAAATATATTCATTATAACCACTAATTGGAGTAGACGTTGGCGTGACCCATGTAATACTCGCGGCGGTTGTGAAAGTATAAGTTCCGTCGCCAATTACAACTACATGCATTGGACGAATAGTATTAGCCAAACTTGGCGCATTAGCAAAAGAGTAGACCGTGTTACCGCTCAAAGTAATTTTATGAACATTATAATTCCAAGATAAAGAAGGAGTGGTGCCGCTCGCGTCCGCGTAACGAGTCCCCGCGCCGAAGACATAATAATACCAACTTGGATTAACTAACCCTGTAGTTTTATCAAAACCAACCCCCGTACCATATTGAGCAAAATTAGAGATTGTCGCACCCAAACAAAACAAAACCAATAACCATTTCAAAAATTTCATATTTTTCTTAATATTATATTATATATTACACCTAATTTAAGTGTATAATTTAATTAGTGAAGGACGAATGCCAACATATTCCCTCTGAGTCCCATGCGATGATTTCTTATTATGTAATTCATGATTGGGAGATAATTGATAAAGATGATCAAAAATGCATTTACCAAAGACAAATTATTGAAAAATTAAAATGCGGCCAATGCAAAAAATTATTCCTAAATCCCGTCACTGAATTACAATATTTTAATTATTGCTGTCTATAGCTTTTCTGAACGGCGAGCGTAACGTTCCTGTTCCACTTTCCTTTTGCATAGATAACACCAACTCCCCCGCCCAAATCTTTTATCTTTTTGAACGGGAAACTCATTTTCTTCCTTTTCTTTTTTACATTTCCTACAAGTTAATAACATAATTATTTATTACTAGATAATAAGGTTTCCTGAACGGAAACTCTATTTTTTTTATTTTGGGTTTTTTTGATTCGGGGGTTCTAGAGAGAGATAAGAAGACTAATAGGAGAATATAGTTAAATAAAGATAATTTTTTCTGAACGTTTTTGATTAATTTTAATTTGGAGCAGGAAATAAACCCCGGCCCCCGGCCAAAAAAATTTCGACTTTTTCTACTTTTCATCATTCGACGGGGCGGGTAAATGTAGACTTGGCAAGAACCATGCCAACAATAGACCTGTTTCTAAGCGTTTAAATGAGTTATAGGGCATTCTGATGGACTCTTGAGTATTCATGTTGCATTTGTACAACCCACTGTAACGACAGCATGTTACACAAATGTAAAATGTAGACTAATTCCTTTCCGCTAGGTCTATATGGTACTGGAAACAAAACGCCCTATAAGTCAAAGCCTACTAGTTCACTGTACATTCACCCCAAAATAAAAGGGGGTACCAGCGTACCCCCTTGCGTTGTGTTCACTCGTTAGCGTAGTCAATTACAACCCGCTTGCCGATGCATCGAATTGCTATCGGCTTGCGCGTACGCTTCCACTGTTCCCACTGTTCGGTAATTTCGGCTTTAGCCTTGGCGAGCGCCTTAGGTGAAAAGCAATCGTTTGCTTCCCTTTCCTCTACGCTCTCAAGCGTACTCTCTTGCGTCTCTATTGGCTCTATATTCATTCGCTCGCCTTTCCCTTGCCTGTTACGTTCAACACTATCAAAAACGCACTAAAGGCGAATGCTACGCCAATGGCGCACACTATGATCAAACCCATAAAGGTACCTTACTTCTTAATGATAAGACGCACGTGCCTACCGTTAGCAGAGACGCACGCCTGATAAGCTTCAGGGTACTCCTCTTTTAGCAATGCCAAGTCGCACGCTAGGGGGTTGTCGCATACCGTTAGCGTCGCGACTGTCAAACCGTCATAAACCATTTCGCAGGGAAAAAGGTTTTCCCCGTACTCGATACGGTATGCGCTTTTGCTTGTGTCCAGTTTAACCGAATTGCCAGTCAAACCGATGAACAGCGCTACGCGCTCTTTAACTTTGTTTTCGGTATGCGCCAGTACTCGCTTAAGGCGAGCCAAAAACCTAAGACGTAATTCTTCGCCTTTAGATAGTTTGACTTGAACTTTTTTTTCTAGTGTTTGCATTCTAGTTTTCCCCGGAATGTTTTCGCTTCAGGGATAGCGTTTAATCTCAAAAGGAATTTTTCGAAATTAAAATTCACTAGCAGAAATTTTTTTCTCTCTGCTAGTGTCGTTTTAACGTCGATTGGAGAACAGCGCAAAAAGCACTATCCCCAAAAGGAACACAATACAAAAAACCATAAGCAAAAGGGGTACTTTCGTATCCCCGTTTATGATCAATTCACCTCGGGAAGTTCCAGCGCAAAAGCGCCCCGCTTCTCAAGTTCATCTCTTGACTTGTCATTCGTGACAAGTTCAAAGAATTCGTTTTTCTTCCGAAGTCCCGAGCCGATTTCGGAACTTTCGAATTGTTTGCGCTTATCGGACCCGCCAGCGCTTTCGTGAGTGTAATAATCCGTTACAGCGGAAAAAACATCTAAAAAGTCTTTTCCCTTGTTTCCAGCGCCACGCGAGAACAGTTCAGTCAAGCGAGTTACTTGGTTCAAGCTCCGAGTTGAGAGAACATCGGATTGCCTTGCCTTGCTTCCAAGTTCCCTTGCCTTTTTAACATCGCCATCGTCGATCATAAACCCGGCGAATGTTCGTTCGGCTTGAATCAACGTCGCGGGAACTTTTGAAAGGCTGTTCAACGTTTCGCGAAATTCCATTGTGACGCCTACAGCGCCATCAATAATCTCGGGAAGGTTCTGAATTTCGGCTTCCATGTTTTTGGTATGCTTGAGCCGTACGTCCAGCGCCTTTCCTTTGTGCGCCAAATTCATACTGTACGTGTTATCGCAAACGGTACAAGTGTTTGAAGTGTTACAGAAAAAAGAAGTTCCGTTTGCCAAGCCATTTCCAAAATTCAGAAAGGCTTCGAATTCGCGACCGCCAACCTTAAAATCTTTTAAGGCTTCCAAGGAAATAGTTAGAAAAACTTTTTCCCGATTGCAGAGACTTCCAAGGGAAACAATTTGATGCTTTGTTCCCGCGAGCGCTTTTGAAACAATTTCAAGCAAGCGCTTGTTTGTAATTACCGAATAAGTTTCGGGGTCAAATGGCTTGCCAATTTGCAAGCTTGGAACATCCGAACAGGTCAAAATCCGATACTTGGTTTCTATCGGCTTGCCTTCAGAATCCAACATAACTTTTCCATCGGGGTCCAACATCGCAAGCTTGCGCTGTTCAACATCCCATTGTGAAAGCCAACATCCGTTTGCGTCAAGTTTCGGAGAAACTTTCGTCAAACCATGCCACGCCTGTTGAATTCCATGCTGTTCATCGTGGATTTCGATTTTGTGAGCCATAACTTTCCTTTTTTTGACGCGGGAAAAAATTTCTTTTTTCCTTTTGTTTAGTGCGTCCCTGAATATGCGGCAATTTGCCGCATACTCAAAGTCAAACTAACACCATTTAAAACCCTCAGCCAAAATTGCAATCTCAGGGTCAATTTCATGAATGATTGCCAAAAGTTGCGCTTCGAAAAGCGTTTTTGTTTTCCCCGAATTATCAGACAATTCGAAAGGAATGTGAATTCTTCCATACCCATTCAAATCGAAACTTTGCAATTGCCGAATTTCAGCGTTTTCGGGTTTGAAAATTTCATCATAGAATGCATCGGCATCGGGGAAAGCTTTCTCAAGTTCAGCGTACTTTTGCCAAGTACCCTCAGGAACATGCGCCAGTTTTTCTAGTTTGGCGTGATCGGTAGTTTGTGGATAGAGTCTAATACCCATAAGAATTTTCCTTTGTGCTTACTAGTGGGTTGAATTCATTTTCAATTCACTAGCAAGAGAAAGGGGAAAACTTTCGTTTTCCTTTTCTCGTTTTTTTGTGGCATCGGCTTAAGTTTTCTCGCGTCGAGTTTTCCCTTTGTCCGATGCATATTCCTTTTTTGTCTTGGTTGGCATACTAACCGCAATCAGTATTCTTTACTGATTAAAGATTCATTCCGACTTCGATACTTGTTTGAACCGAACAGCCTTAACCGATTGCCACTACATTCTGAATAGTGCGTTAAGAATTTTTAGAGTTACCAGTCAACTCTCAAGCGGAACCTTTTCGCTGTTCCCCGCGCCCCGGTGCCTTCCGGTGCCTTCAAACTATCAAAACCATATAGGAGCGCAACATTTTTTTTGATAAAAAATCATTCTCTATCCCAAGCCATTGCAAATGAACAATATACAAATGAAAAAAAGTTCAAACAATTCTTTTTTTCCCTGTTTCCTTTGTTTCGATTCTTTTCGCCATATATAGGGCAAAATTCGACCGTTCCGACTCGACCATCATGTTAGGCACCTAATCAATTCTCCTAATGACCCCAACTAATTCATAATAAAACTAATACGGAAAACAAGTTTTCCTACTACCCTGAGTCCCCTATCGGGGCTTTCCCCGATGCCCCATCGGGCACCCTCACCCCCCCCTGCCCCCCGCCTGAATAGTATTATTTAGTTTTATTTGGGATTATTTCAAGTTATTTTGGCTTTATTTATTTGATCATCAAATATTTAGAATAGAATTATTTATTTCGAATTATTTTATTTTATCATGGAATTATTTAGATTATTTCTCTCGCAATACAAAAACAAAAAGCGCAAGCTATTTCTAACTTGCGCCGGAATAACTTTATTTAGAATTATTTCAAGTCATTCCAGCTAAATTGTAACAAACATCAGACAAAAGAGAAACAAATCGCCTTTCAATCTTAATGTCTTTAGTTATTTCAGACACGCGCTCGATATAGGTGGAGCCGGGGGTATTGGGCGCATACCCGCCAATCGCTTTCGAATTGCGCGGGCGTATCTCGACCGAGCTAAGACGCCCCGAAGTGTCGCCAGCGATCAAATTGCGAGCGTAGGTTTCGGCCATGATGATATCGGGGTGCGGCCCGCCATGCCCGCCCGTATTGTAATACAATTCAAAAGTATAGTTATTATTCATTTTTATTTTCTTTCTCAAAAACAATTCGTAAGAATTGCGGTAAAACTTGTTTTACAAATTGTGAATTTCACCTTCCAGAATTATGTTTTCTTAATAGTTAAATCATTTCTTTCCCGCGCAGCATCAAGAGCATACAAAAGTTGAATTGATTTTTCTAATTCCTGAGCGGCTTTGATTAGATATTCTGAATCAAGGGCGGGGCCGATAAACCGCGCCGAATCTTCTTTAACATTATTATACAAACTTGTTTGGATTGTATTTAAACGGCGGGAAGTATTGTCCATGCATCTCGCGACCGCTATTTTGGCAACCGCAGTCAATTCTTCGAAGTCAATCTTAACATGCCCCGCATCAACGTAGTGTTTAGTATTCACGAAAAGTTCCTTTTCTAAGAAAAACAAGTTTTTCTATTTAATTATTTAGTTTCAAGCCGCCGCACAAACAAATAAATCCAATATACTTTGTTTGATTGTGTTCTGATTTATGGTATTTATCATTTAAAATATGGGTGCGCGGACAAGACCAACATACCGCGCAATTAAAAGCGTAAGAGCGAAACAGGGTGCCGCATTCGTCGCAACGGTAAACCGAGCGCGGGTATAAAGAATCGTCGCGAGACTCGACGCAAGAGCACATTGGCCCCGGCTGTCTATTTGGCAAGTAATTCATAGTCCAATCATGCTATCGCAACCCTCGCCATATGTCAAGAGCGGGTTGCTCAGGGTTCCCGTCCCAAACAACCCGCCCATTTCAAAACAAACTTAAAAAATTTAAATCTAAAAAAATAATAATAATCTATTAGTTCTTCTTCATGTTATTCCTTTTGGTCCGGTGGTTTAATTCATTTCCAAGCATCATCTTTAGAAATAAATCATTTCAACAATTTCAATTATTAATTTAACGGGGCGGGTCTTTCATAAAAACTAGCTAAAGCTATTTTTTATTATTTAGTGTTATTTCGATTAATCCTGATTCGTTTGGCTCAATTTCCCGCGAAATTCTTTGTAAATTTCATCATTTTGCAGCCAAACAACATCCTCGGACCCCGCCCGCCCATGTTCGGACTCGGATTGCCTTTTGTATTCGTCAAAATGGTATTGTGCTTCGTCGTCGTCATGGCCGCGATAGACCGAACCGATGTTTCCCACGATAATCTCATTCATAGTGTCTTGATACTATCAACGTTTAATGGCTTTGTCAAGCCTCTACAATCAACCGCCCGTTTTGCAATTTGCGAAAAATATCATCGCAAAGTAAATTATAATAATCTGAATTCAATCTTTGAGTTGAAGCTTGAAAGCGAATTTCGATTTCTCGATTATTACCAAAGAATTTCAACATATCTTTGATCAAATTTTCTTCTTCGTAAGTCAATTGCTTATCCATAGTCCCGCTATTAGACACTATCGCGTTCTATTTGTCAAGAGAGCGGCTTTAGCCGCAGGGAAACGCTAGTTTCCCCCCATTAGCTGGCCAACATCTTCCGCCATTATACTTTCATACGAAGTAAGATAATACCCGCCCGTAGAAACAGGTAATTTTTCAAAGTAAAATAAGAAAAAACGTTTATATAAAACAGAATTTCTTTCCTGTTTTTCGCCCGGATATTCAAATACTTCAGAATAAGGGTATTGATTCATACTAAAGTTTGTAATTCTTGAATTCTTTTATTAATAGCGCGAGTTACATTTTTAGCAATCCAAAAAGGATAATCATTCCAAGCTTCTTCGTAACGCGCCACCCAATAATCAAGTAAAAATTGATGTGGATTATTTTCACGAATAGGAGTATAATTATATTGATTTGGATTCATTCTATTCCAAACCGCAATCAAATCAAGAAAATCTTTTTCGCTCCAACAAATTAATTCTGAATCGTGCTCGCCATGAGAATAATCTGTTTTATATTTACAATTATATTTAAACACTTTCATTCCCTTTATCATGGGATAATGTTTATTATAATGTGCGTATTCGATACGCGGCCCAATAGAATTAATTAAAAGTCTATGTTGCATAAAATTATTATTTAATTTAAAATAACAGGGGGCTTTCGCCCCCCATTACCCTATGACTTACAGACCATCGCAAGAAAGTTTAATCAAAGCCATTATTTCTTCTTTTGGCTTTCCTTCAGCGGCTAATTCAATTGCCGACTCAATAAAACGCATTGGCACCAAATTACCATTGTAAATTGCCTTGATAAGCAATTCGCCGTTCGAAATTGGCTTTCCGCCGTGTCCGCCGTCCTTAGGATAATGCCACGCGAATTCCCGCGATTCGATACCGAGCTTGTTAACCGCATCGGCCCAATTCTGAGGCACCGCCGTATCAATAGTTTCGCCGGTCATTTCGGCCCATTCGAACAAGTCTGTTTTTGTCATAGGTGATGACTCTACAATAGAGTCTATGCTTTGTCAAGGGGTATGCAATACCATACAATTACAATCCACAAATTCCTCAGGCACCGAAAATGTTACATGATCAAATTTTAAAGTAATTAATGTTTGCCCTTTTTTAATTTGATGAATATCAATAATCTCCGCTACCTTATTAAAACAATCGGCCCCATATTCATTTGATTTACATACAATCTTTTGATTTAAAAGATAATAGGATTCAAATTGTTCGTTTTTGGGGCCGTATAACATATTATTTACTCCTAATATAAAACGCCGTATAGTATCCGGTTTCGTTCATATTACAATTATAAAATTCAAAACTATTCACAGTTTCTTCGAAACCCCGCGCCTTTTGTTCCTCGGGGAAGATATCAAGATTGACTCGCCAAGGGCCATCAGGACAAAGTTTAACGGGACACAATGAAATTGTTTTATTTGTCCCCCAAATTTTTCGTGCTTTGGCTTTGGAGACTCGGGTAAGACCAGTGAATGAATGTCTGTTCATAGTCCCGCTATACTATCGTGTCGCGCCTAGTTTGTCAACCCCACTGTATGACATTCTTCGTTTGTGTATTATACCACCCATGAACGCGATTATTTGTGCCGCTGAAAGTAAAATCAAAATACTTTAATAATTCCGGCTCGCAATCTACTTCTTGTTTTGTTAAATTAATAAAAGAAGGATCAATTACCGAGCGGGGTGCCACGCCATATATTGCCCCGCAATTTAAACAACTTTTAATATTATTTAATTCGGGCGCTTTACTATTTTTAGTAATATCGACCATCCATTTTCCATTATGGGAACACGCGGGACAAGTATCGTAAATTTTCATATTATTTAAAATGGTTCTGCTGGAACTTTCCCCCTATTAGGTATTTCGCTAACAGTTATTTGGTACTCATTCCAGCATTGCCAAAAGCTTATACTATCTCGCGCCCATTTGTCAAGGGGTCACTTGAAAAGTGACGAGCTTATAGCCCCGCCGCGCCTCCAGTTTATAATCAATATTATAATTATCTTTTTTAAGTAATTGATTTAATTCTACTTTATCTCGGAATGAATCTGAATTACCTACTTTCATAGTAATTTTTAATTCTTTTTCCGCCGCCCTCTTATTTAAATAAAAGAATTTTTCTTTTGTAGTTAAATTATTTAATCCTCTGATTTCCATTATAGGATTTTCACTCGGGCGACCCTCATAGAAGGCGGGACTCAAATCTTTGAGAATGAAAGTTATTTTCATTTATTTAATCAATAATATTATTATAAATAGCGTCCCAAGTTGTTTGAACCGCCGCCGTAAATTCTTCACTATTTACTTCGAATCCCGCACAATGCAGAGCCAAAACAAAAGATTCTAAAGTATTTATTGCGGCAATTACTTCTACATCTTTTTCATTTTCTTCAAGCAAATTAGAAGATAACGCCGCCGTTTTGCCTCGACCAGTGATATGAATTCGTTTTCCGTCCAAGAGATAGATAGTTGTTTCGTTCATATTTTAAAGAGTTTTAATAATTTGAATAGATTTAACGCCAATATCATATTTATTGGTTAATTCCTTTAAAGATTTCAATTCCTTTTCTCGCATTGTAAACACGCGCCCGCCCCCATTATTGAAAGTTAATTCAATAGTAATGTATTTGGTTTTCATTTATTTATTATTTACTAAAAAGTGGGAACGATAGGCTTTGAACCTATACCTAAAGCTATCTCGTTTATCAGTCAAATAAACCCATTCGCTTTAGTCTGAATTTAAATTAGTTTTTTCTCTAGGCGACTAACCCTAAATTATTCTAATCTAAATTTCAGATACGGAAGTCACTCCGTTGCTCTGACCATTTAAGCTACGCCCCCAAAAATTAATGTTGGAAGTTCGCAGCGCCCATGCTGGCATTCTTTAACAGGGAACCCCTTCAAGGGTGCGCCCCCGGCATCTCTGTTACTCGTTCCAACTGTCAACATCCTATACCACCGCCCCGGCTTTGTCAACCCCCCACAACAGCCCTAACCAAATGGGCGCTCGGAAAAACTTCCGCCCTATAAACCGTATTATATTTAAATTCAACTAAAACATTATCTTTATCTAATTGTTTAATATTAATGATTTCAGAATATTCATTACGAAAATCAGAATCATTACGATTAAAATCAGCAATAATATCTCCCTCTAAATCAATTAAATCTCCTGATTTGCAATCGTTTATTTGTTTGGGAATGGTTTGCATATGAATTAATTGTATTTTGGTTTCACTCATTCGCCAGCATCATACCAGAGCCCCGGAGTTTGTCAAGCCCAACAAAAGGAGCGGGATTTACGCCCCGCCCCCGTTGTTTAATTTAAAAAGAAAACAAAAACAATTTCTTCTTGAGCTTAATAAGTAGAGCCTTATATTTTTTAATTTGCTTTCATTTTCTTCTTTCTCCGTCACTCAACGGAAAATTCTATTTATTTCACGCCACTCGCAGTATAATCAAAATTCATTAAAAATCAAATAAAATCGCTCTAATAGACAAAATAATCTAAAAAATCTTAAAAACAGTTAAAATAATCAATAAAATACACGTAATTATTGCCCCCGTATATAGAGCTAAATGCGCTTTATTTTTTGGTTTTGTTCCCATAATTAAACCAATTAATCCTATTACAGAGAACAATAGACTCCAATAATAATTATTCATATCATTTATTTAAGAGAATAGTCTACATTATTTGTATTATACAAAATAGGTTTTTGCTATTATTTCAAATTATTAAAAACATTGAGCAAAATTAAAAAATCAATTTATTTAATTCTATTATTACTTATCACCAAACCTTATTCTATTTTTTTCTATTTTGTTCGTAATCGCTTGAAAACAGGAAACGCAGTTTCCGAATGAAACATTATTTGTTTTATTTCGCCACCCAAACGATCCAATTTATTAATAAAAATATCATAATCGCTCCATTCGCCACCGTTAAAATGATTTTAATTATTTCTTTGGAGGGCGTTATTTCCCGCTTGCGGAATGGCCGCGCACCCAAAATAAACCAATTTGTGATTAAAATACCTAATGATAAAAAAACTAAAAATTGATTGATATTCATTGATTTTATTGGGGTTTATTGATATTTTAAATTATTTTATTTGATAATGTTACGATTAACATTTTGATTATTTCGACCGAGAAAACCCACCCGAAACAATCTCCCAATTAAATAATCCAAAAAACATATCTTATTTATCCTATTCTTCTCTTATCTATTTACTTATATTTTAACTTAGCTAGGTTCCAGCCTAACCAGAAACAGCCCAAACCAAATAAAAACAAACCTAAATGAAACATAACATATTTGTTATTAATTATTTATGTATTATTTTGGACTAACATTATTATCAACAAAACCATTCATTATCTGTTCCTAAAAATCCTCATAATAAAATACAAAACGATCCCCAAACCGAACACAACCGCATATATCATTTCTTACCTCTATTTATTCTAATAAGATTTATAAATAGGCTTGGTTTCCAATATTGTTAGACTACCATGATTCTCTTTGTTTATATATACCGTGAAACTTTGTTTTACACATTCAAGTATTTGGATAGATTAGATTTAATCACTTCTACTTGTCTTTTTCCAAATCCATTAATTCCTTGTTCGTCCCAATAATAACCACCATCATGCAAAGCTTGTAAATCACTTAAAAATTCTTTCTTATATTCTTGAAGCTCGGGCGGGAATTGATCGTAAACCGTAGCAACAGCGGGTAAATCCAGCTTGTCAAGCTCGCGGCAAAGGTCTTTATCCGCGATTAAACGGCCAATGGCGCACCCCGGCTTGCCTTCAACGAAATACATGCACGCGCCTAGCTCGCCAATACAACGATTTCCAGTATTATAAAACGCCGCCGTTTCATCCAATAATTTAATATGTTCTTCTAATGATTTCATTTTACGATTCGATTAATATGAATAGATTGATCAATGTAAAGGATTTCTTTATAGGAATAATCGCAAATCAATGCCTGTTCTTGAATATATGTATCTTCAAAAGCTTCGGCAATTCTAATCCACGCTTCTTTTTCTGTAAACATATTTTTATAATCTCCCTTGAATGACTCCGTTTTGATCGTATTCGATTTTTTCTTTTAAATCTACAATTTGAACCCATTCGCAGTTGAAATTAAGCTTTAAACTTACAATATATTGTTTAGCTTCTTCTAAGGTGTCAAAATCCTTTCGGAAATCACGACAGCCGCCGCAAGGGGAGTAAGATTCTCCGATAAAAACAAGAAAGTTTTTCATTTTGTTTCAGATATTTCTAATTTGTTTATGATAAAATATCAACACTCATTGCCGAAGGAAAAAAATCTTTACCTTGATTATCTTTCCAAAGCTCGCCGTTCATGTGGCGAACAGTCAAACGATAAAAGCCGTCATCATAACGCGCATCAATGATTTCCCCGAGATAATTCTTGCCCTGATAGGTCATTGTGCAATGAAGATTGCGCGGGTTTTCGTTCAACCGGCCCCGGTGAAACATAAGCTTGCGAGTTGTTACATTCATTACTAACGACTCTATACCATAGTTTGCGGCTTGTCAAGCCCTTGGATAACTCATAAACCCCGGATAATCTTTTATATTAAAATTAACCGCCCGTTCCGCTTGTTCCAAAGCTTTTAAATCATTTAATTGCAAATAATTACGAATATGCGGCGTAGTAATTAAAAGTAAAATAGTATTATTCAAATTCTGGGCTTGACGATCCATACATGATTCTGTTCGAACAAATATATTTTCTTCTTGATAAAATTTGGTGCCGCACGTAAACAAAAAATAACCAGTACTTTCCCCAAGATAAGAAGATTGACATTTAGGACAATTCATAATTTTAACAATTAAAATGTTTAATTCCTAGTTTTTCGTTCCACACTTTAAATAATTTATTAACAAACTTTTCATGTTTTGGTTCCGTCCGACCATTTAAAATCTTTTCAATACTTAATTTATGATCAAACATCTTTTTTCTCTGTTCCTCAGTTTGTAAATGTTTTTCAATAGCTTCAACTAAATAATGTTCCTCATGAAATTCGCCATTAGCGAAAAAATCAACAACTTCATCCCAAGTTGGTTTGCCACACAATAAACAATCTAAATCAATCATAATTTAATTAAATTGGTAAAACTTCCGCCGCGACTTCGTTAGCCCAACTTGGCGAGCCAACCGGAATAAAACAAACAGATTGACAATTCTTTTTAGTAAATAAATCAGCTTTGACTTGTTCTCCATCTCTTTTAAAGGTATAGGCACAGACTAATCCAAAAAAATTATCGGGCCAAAATTCTTTTAGTTTTTCCTTGGCTCGTTCGGCAATATAAGTTTCCTCTTTGCCTTCGATCATCCGTTTTTCCCAAGGGTCCATTCTAATAACAATGTTTGGCATATTATTTCCAAATATAATTTGTGTCAACTTTTCGAAAAAAGCTACCTGTTTTAAACTTTTCTTGTTTCGCTGGAACGGCTTGGAAGGAATTAATAATCATTTCTTCGCCTTTTTTATAGGCCCCCACGGTTTCAGTCAAGCGAACCTTAATCTTGCCGCCGCTCGCCTTTCCGGTTCCCGGCTCGATCACTTCAAGGCAAACCGCTTTCGGCTTGCCCCCGAAATGAAAATCGCAAAACAGCTTTGTTCCCGCTCCGTATTCGTTCATACGAGCCACTATATACCAACCTAGCCCTTTGTCAATCCCCCTTTAAATGTGGGAAATTTTCAATATCACTAAATTTACTTACCGCGCTCATCATTTCTTGAATCAAAATCTTCCCTTCAATATTAATTAATTCCATTGCACGATTCAATTTAGGATGATTTGAATTTTGAATAGGTAAATTGCGCCCAAGCCAAAGAATATCATTTTTGCGCCGATCAGGAATATTCATGGTCGCGAGAATAGATTTTAATTCATCGGTCATAAAATCATTTTAATACTTCTTGTTTTGCTATCATTAACTCATTAATCACAGTTAAAGGAAAAAATTCGCATCCAACTTTTATTCCATTTTTAGTTACTAAAGCCGTATGTTTTTCGTTTAAAACTACTTTAATTGATTTTTCGTTATGAAACAAACGAACAAAATCTTCTATAGTAATTTGTTTATGATTTGTAAGATAAATACGATCACTCTCAGTTTTAAATTCCATCCAACCTAATGCACGATATTTATCGTTGTTTCCCAATTCAATAGTAATTATTTCCGCGCCTCTTGCCACATAAGTTTCTCCAAGGCCCCCATAACCTAACTTTTTTAGAATATTTAAAATTCCGTCCGCTAGGATTTGATTGCCGCCGTGATTAATATAATAGTTACCCTTCATAAATTTAAAAAATCAACATATTGTTTTAACATATAGTCATCCAGCCAAAAATAATCTGATTTATCTTGATAAAAAGTCAAACGTTTTCGTGCGCGGTAACTTTTTCTTTGATAATATCCCATTTGAACATGAGAAATAAATTTTGCTTCAGGAATCATACTATTTCAAACACTCCATGACTTTCAATGAATCATTATATTTCTTAGTATCTTCCGGGGACAATTCATAATAATAAGGTTCGCGCCGGATTTGTTTTGAACCAAACATAAATACTTTATTTTCTTTAGTATAAACTAAGGGAAGGGCGGGCGAACGTGTTTCTACAAATTCTTCTTTTGACCCGTCGCGATAAATTATTGTGATTTTCATTTTTTTCGTTTAGAATAACAACTTCTTTCGATCAATCCCAACCGAACCCATTTCTTTTCTTCGCGCCGTGATACCGGGGCATTATGGTCCCCATCGTGCCCCCAATATTTCATATTCCGCAACCATAATCTACCTTTACGCATTTAAAAAATTATTTAATTGTTGATTTAAAAATTCGGAATATTCTTCAAAACTTGCGTCTTTCGGTCTTTGGTCTTTTCCCTCACGTTGAATTCGAACTAATGTAGAACGATTAATTATCATTAATTTCCACGCTGATTCAAAAGCATCCAATAAAGTTTTACCTCCATAAATCCGGGGACGCAAGGGACAATAAATAAACCATTCATTGTTTTCTTCCATGAAAGTAGTGGGCGGTTTCATTAATGACTAGACTATACCTAAGCTTTCAGTTTGTCAAGCCCCTCTCTTGCCGTTCCATCTCAAGCCAAGCTCCTCGCTCAAACCCCGTTAACCTAAATTGTTCTTCATGAGATAGATTAGAAAAAAATGATTCAAAAAAATCAAACGCGGCGTTCTCATTTTCCACACAATAATCTATTGTATTTAACACATTTTTTCCGCCCCAATATTCAAACTTAGTTTGAACTGAAGGATAATATGCTTGAAAAGTTGAATTTTTATAACGATTGCGAAGCAATCTCATGAATACTTTAGACCAGTAGTTATTCATAACATTTAACAGGAATTAATTTAATTACTTTTCCATGTTTATACAACGTCGAAATTGCCGCCGCAGGACAATACCCGTAACTTTCCCCATCCTCGTCTCGTTCGGCAAACTCATCGGCATGAACCCCCTCGCTCACAATCGCCATAGCAATTTTATTTTGTTTAGCAATTTTAATTGCTTCTGTTATGGCTTTGTTTAATTTCATAAAAATTGAATTACAATTACTTTCCAAAACCCAATTTTAAACGCTTGTATATGGTAGTCGCGCCAAATTCCAAAACCCCGATCTTTCGAGCGCCAGAACCGCACACCATAACGCCGTTTCGCGGTTATAAATCCCACTCCATCGCAGTAAAATTTCAACATGGCGCAATCATAGGCTAAGACTCTCAGCTTGTCAAGCCCCGCTCTTTATTAATTTCATTAAAAACAATTTCCTCGGCCCAATTTTTGCAATCAGTAATCCGGTTGCAGCATTTCACAATAGATTTGCCGCTCGCATCTTTTTTTAAGTAATCTACAATTTGATATGAATCAGGGTAAATCGTATGACGGAAGCGGGGCGAAATATCGAAACGCCCCTCCAATGAACGTGAGTAGTTTCCATCGTCCGCGCTCGCGCCGGGATTTAGTCTAATCCATTTAATTTTCATACACGATCAGGAATATAAGTATTAGTTACGTCATAAAGATAACCAAGGCCCCGAGTCCCATTCAAATAATGCAAAGCGGGAAGTTTTGCCCTGATTTCTTGTTGTAATTGTTTAGCTTTCTTTAGTAATTCTTCGGCTTGAGCTAAATTAGTTAAAGTTAAATCAATTTCTTTTGTATCGTATCCGTGTTCTAAAGCTTTATTGCAGCACTCCAACAATTCAACAAAATTATTACCATAAATTGTCAAACGATCATCATAATTAATTTTCCCGCCCCAAATTCGAATTTTATCACTTTCCATCGAAATAACAAAATCCGCGCCGATTTCTTTTGAAATAGCATCCTTGGCGCGACTTGTTACCTTGGCATGGTGCCTGACTGACTCAAGCCCCTTAATGATCAGGGGTAGCAAGCTTCGCTTAAGATTGATATTCGCCGCGTGATGCTGCAAGGTTTCAATGGCTTTCCGCGTATCCGCAAGTTCAATAATCATGTTTAGAGTATGCTATAAGGTGTTTGGTTTGTCAAGTCTCGTCTCTTAGACGACCGGCTTGATAGAATCAAGCCCCCTTTAATCCTCGTCCTCGTCATCCTCTGACATATCACAATGATTCATTAAAATAACTAACAAATTATCATAATCTGATTCCATGCATTTATCTATAACAACTTTAATTTCTTCTTGAGGCCATCCCTCGCGCCTCGCTTGTTTTTGAAATGCCCCCATTAAAGAAAAAGCATTATTATCAAGGCCCACTAAATTAAGTTTAACTTTTTTTGTTTTCATTAGATTTTCTTCAAAGTTTTCCGCCAGTCTTTCCGTTCATTAACAGAAATATTATCTAATTCAGTATAATTTCCTATTGTACAATGCCAATATGCAATACCAGCTTCCGTTTCGTTTTCTTCGTAAATTACTGGTTGTCTTTCTGCGAGCAAAATCGTTCCCCAAGGTTGAACCGCCATAAAATTAAATTTAGAAGGGATTTGAATTGTGACGGTTTTTGTTTTCATTTATTAAAAAATTAATAATAAGTAACTATAGTTCTATCGTCTTTAAGACGGGATTTCCAGTTAAGAGCAAGCTCTCAGGTCCGACTTGAACAGACTAGAATAGCGATAAATTCATTATCCTTAGTTGGCTAATCCGTTACTTATTACTTTGAGACTATACCCCGCCCCCTCTTGTTTGTCAAGCGAACGATTCATGTTCTTCATTTTTAAAAATAATGATCTTTAGATTGAATAGTAGCGCGATAACATTTCGTTTCTATTTTTAGTTAGGTTTGGTTTAATTTTAATACCAAATCGTTCTAAATGATTACGATTTTCTTCTGTATCATCCAAATACCAAATACGAGTTTTTGAACCCAAACTAGCAACGTAACCCCCTGTAGCGCCTTTAGGCAATCGGGCGGCTTGTCTATGACTATTTGTAGTTACTGCAATTTGTTTATTCATGCTAAAAATCCCCAATCTTTATTATTAATATAGTTTTCTACGTCTTTGGTTGAAAGACCATCCACCGCTTTCTTTTCCCCCGTTTCTATTACTTGTGAATAAACAATATCAAATTCAACAATAATAAAATACTTCGGCCCGTATTGATTCATTCCAGCGGGGAAAGGAATTACTTTATCATTATCGGTACGATCTATAAAACCGATAGGTTTATTTGAAATTCTCATTATTAATACTAATCACGTTTTTATACAAGTTGAATAATCTCTTAATCACAGGAATTAATTTTTCCCCGTCATCGGTGAAACATCCAAAGTCAATTTTTACTCCATCTCTATTAAAATGTTTAAAAAATTCAAATAATAAATTCGAAGCGTGCCCCTTGCCCCGATGTTTTTCTTTTACGTTAATATTAAGAATCCAAAAATATTCTTGATTAGTTTCAAAATCAAGATAGCCAAACCGATCACTTAAACGAAAGGAATAAATATCATCTTCGATATGTTCAAGTTTCTTTAGTTTCATAGTATGCTATCCATTCACCCGCTTCATTCATATCGACTATAAGCGAACCTTTCACAAAGTCAATGTTAAGCGTTCTGAACCAGAACGCGCAAACGTACCCTCAAAGCGCCCCCACCCCCTGAACATGGTGGCAATCATTCTTAATACCCCGATCATCGGCCCAAGCTCGCGCCCGCCGCCAAAGTTCATCTAAATAGATTGATTTTTGCATTCGTCCTTTAAATACTCTGGTTTAATTACTTCAATTTCGTAAGTTCCCGGCGTAAATCTATGGCACCCATGAGAATATCCATTTTTTTCAATTTCTTCTACTAACTTTTGTTCAAAATTAGCAATAATATCCAAACGATCTGCTGTGAAAGCCCCAAAATAACTAACCACAAATTTAATTTCTGATTTAATATATCGGCGCAAAGCTTGATGCGTTGGACAAGTTGTAATGCAATGTAGTTTGGGACGATCTAAAACCGCCGCCGCAACATCTTCTGGAGTAATTTCAATTAGTTTTTCTATTTTAATCATAAAACAAAAACAGAGGTTTATTGATTCTACTTTAGGAGTTTTATCCGCTCTGTCATCAGATTTTCCTTAGGTACGCTCTACGTGGCAACCTACACGTTCGAAAAATAAATTAAGTTCCCGGCCCGGTTAATTTTACAATAGTTTCTTTTCCATCTTCGATCAACCAAAGACTATAAACATTACCATTGTTTTCCTGTCTAAAATGCTCAATCGAATAATATCCAAAACCGGGATTAAACCGCCCGATTTCAATCCATTGATTTAACCTATTATTAAAAAATCTCAAAGATGTATAAACTTTATCATATCCATCGGCTTCCATTTTCCTAACCGGTGTCGCGATAAGCTCGTTATTTGTCATACGCTCACTATATACTAAGCTCGCCCGTTGTCAAGTCCCATCCTTTGCCTGTAATGGGGAAACTCACTGTAAGGCATATTCCCCGGAATTCCCATTTGATTACATTCCGCCATTACTTTTTCTCTTTTAATAACTAATCTTTTCGAGACGCGGGACCATTTTTCATATGAGAAATGATAATAATAATTTAAAGGTTTATTAAATGCGAGGGCGGCTTCTTCTTTAGATTGAATTTGATAAACCGCAGACAACGTTTTAATTATTTCTTTTAATTCATTAAATTCTTTTAATAAACTCTCGAAATCTTTAAAAGTTTTCATAATTATTTAATAGTTTCGCAGTATTTAGCCGCCCGATCAAAATCATCAAATCTAATAAACCAAAGCGGCTCGTTATCATCGCAATAAAAACATTTCATTGCTTCACCCCCAAACTTTTTAGCATGTTTCTCTGCTAATTGTAAATCAGAATAAACTCTTTGGCACCAATAACTTGAGGAAATTTCTTTAAAAATACTATGAGGAAAATAAGTTCGCTCATGCATCATATAAATACCATTAAAACACCAATCAAAACCATCCGTGTTACGATTAACAGTAATTGCTTCCGATACTTCCCAACCATCTCTTTTTAATTCAAAAGAAAGATTTTTGGGGTCGCGAGTCTTTAAAATATCGCCCCGTAAATTTGAAAGCATATTAATTCTTTTCTACAACGTCCCCAAACGTGCAATCCGGCCCGTCGATATACTCCGCGCTCGCCTTATACTGATTAATGGCGTCTTGCGAGTCAGTCGCGCTAATCTCACGCGTGAAGCTACGGCACAACCAAGGATGATTGAGATTCAAGATATAGGTTTTCATTGGCACCGATCATACACGTTCCGCCCCGCTTGTCAATACCCCCGAGGCAATTGAATGAATTGCTTTAATTGTAAATCAAATCCTTTACTAATTGTTTCTAAAGTTTGGCGGCGGGTTTCTTCTAAATAACCTAAATTTGTTTTAATATTCTGCCCGGTTTTTAAATCGGTCAAGAGAAAAGGTTTAAAATAATAACCTACTCCAAATTCTTTAGTTTCTACGTTTCCATTATCTAATATTTTAGTGACCGTCCCGCCCAAACAATAAGGAAACTGATCATATTTCCAAAAAGCAAATTGTTTGTCTTTAGGAATATAATTATCACCGGGAACAAATTTCTTTGTCATAATTTTAAGTATGCGCGTTAAAACCGTTTTTTCCGATGTAACCGCTTGGCCCCCGTCCCACTCTTAGAACCGATTCGCATTTATTCCCGCCAACCGTAGCAGAACCTTTCCGCCATATTTTCGCGTTAGCCTCGGCGGGTTTAATGTCATGCCATCCTTGTACCGTATGCTCTCGCGCTTTACGATAGTTCTCGCACTTATGCCGCTCATCTACCATAATGGGATGCATTCGCTTTTTGGATTTTCCGTAAAATAAAGTAAATAATTGCATAATTTTTTTAATCAACTTTCACATGCGGACACAATTCTTTATATTTATTAATTAACTCTACCGCTATAGCGGCAGGAATAGAATAAAATTCCAATTTTACATTATTGCCCGAAATTCGGGTATCAACCCCCGCAACCTGACCGATCTTATCCAAAAGATTTTTAGATTCATGAGCCTTTTCCCAAAATTCCAAAGCGTTTTGTTTTCTAATCAAACATTGGTTAAAAGCTTCGGTATATTCAGTCAAATACCGATTTTTAATCGCCTTGGCTATGGCTTCGGGCGCACGATCAACCGCAACCGTGATTGACGCCGGATATTCCCCTGAATAGGGTCGATATTCTTCATAACTATCTTTTCCATTTAAATCTTTATAATTCAGACTCGGCCAAGTTCCCGAGATTTTCAAACGAGTTTCATTATGTTGCTGATAAAAATGAATTCCGAAATTTGTTTCTTTATTAATAATAATGGTGCCACTCAAGACGCAATCACTCCCACCCTCCTTAACGGTTGAACCGGGAAACAACTTGGCGACTTCTTCAACAATGGCAAAATATTTGTTTTTCATGTTGTGGCTATACTATACTACGGCTTTATCTTTGTCAAGCGTCCCACGGTTTAGCCGATCTAATTTCATGTTGAGCGGTTCTTTCTTCGTTCGGCCCGAAAGAATAATCCGTCATCGGACAATCTTGCGTGCAAACATTACAATTACAAGCGAAATCATTATATTCCGCGCCCCGCAAACTATTAGTTAGTTGATTAACTAAACTAACATTTTGTTTATCATAAATTGGCAAATAAGCATCTACACCCGTAGATAATCTTAAAACAATTTGCCCGTCACAATCTCGCTCGACTGATAAAATTTGCGCTTTCATTTATTTTTCCTCGCCGCCCGAATTCTTGTTTTACGATCTTCTTCTAGTTTTTTTAGAAAATCTTCTTTTTCTTTTAGAAACTTTTTGAATGAGCCTTGCGGTTGTCCGCAATGTTCATCTATTGTGATAGGTTTCTTTTTCATGCGCTCATTAAACACCCATGACGGGGCTTTGTCAAGTCCCTATATCAACCGGGAAAATATGACCATAAAAAACATAACTAACTTTTTTATCTTCTCTGCGAAAATCTTTTATAATTTGTTTTAGTAATTGAATTTTACCAAAAGCAGATACATCTTCAATTTCCACATGATCATAAAAAACATGACCATCCGAAGAATAAACAAAAGTATATTTATCTAATTTAGACATACAATGTTTGTAAAAAATCTATTTCTTTTTGCGCCAACCGTTGCCATCTATTAAACAAATCACTAAATAATTCTTTATCATCAGCCTCGGCGCACTCTTTTAATTCAAAAAAGGCGTCTCTGGCCTCAGTATAAGGGGTATTATCACAATATTTCTCACCGGTTTTTTTATAAACGGGGCACCCATCACATTCTTGACTGGATAATTTTACAGGATATAAAAAAGAAGCACATAAGGAACAATGTATAGCGTTTGGTTTTTCTCCGCACGTTAGCGGGTTATCTCGCATCCGTTCCCAATGAGCAATTGATTCGTCTAAAGCTTTCATGGTTTAATCCTTTTTCTTACAGTTACAAGAACTATTTCCTTTAAACAAAATCCCACACAAAATCAATAACCCTAAAGCTTGCCAAAAAGTAATTTGATTTAATCCTAATACTGTTACTCCGACCCAATTCCAAAGTACCATAACCGGCCAAGCCATAAGGCAAGACCAAAGAAAAATAACTCCACATAAACCAATCACCGCGCCGATAATAAATAATAATGTATTCATAAATCAAACATCCTCGCAATTTTTTCCAAAATCATTTCTTTACTAATATGAGAAGGATGATCCTTAGGATATTCCATTCTCACATAATTATCAAATTCCCCGCCCTCGCCATAAAAATCAGCAAACCTTTGGCTCTCTAAAACATTAAGGATTTTTTTTGCTTCTTGTTGTTTAGTTGTCATAGTTGATCTAAAGGGGTATTAGTAAATTCCATTATTTGTTGACTAATAGTAGTAACCTGAAGAATTTTAAAGGTCGCGTTTTCCCATTTTTTATTAGTTTCAAAATCTTTAATTGTAGATTCGATTGACGCCGCGCTCACCGTCATATCAAACCAAATGTCTTGATCCTTATATTTATAAAAGATTTCGTAACAGGTATGAATTGTAGGTTTGGGAAACATATTATTCTTTTGGTTTAGATTCGCTTACTACATCTTCCAAGGCCCGCCATTGTTCTTTATTATAATCCGCCCAAATATCTACAATTTCTTGGTATTGCCTTAATTCATTATTAATTCTTCCGGCAACGTTTTCATGAAATTGCGGAAAAGTTCCGTATTGCGTGCATTCAAAAATTTGAGCAGCTTCTTTTGCGTTTTTACATTCAATTTTGTTTTCGTGCCGTTCTAGGATTGTCGCGGTCGTAAACTCTGAGGGTCCAGTCATTTCGTCCTCATGCGCCCCCATCTCGCATTGCACGAATTCTTCAAGGTGGCGCTTTTGGATTTTTATAACCAGCGGATATGTCGCGTTCATGTTGGCTCTACTATACATGAGCGCTCGGGGTTGTCAAGCCCCCCCTAGACACTCCAAACAATCGTCTCTTTTACTTCCACAATAATAAAATTACTATTAGGATAATCTTTTTTGCCCCGATAATTAATAAAAGCTATAGCTTCTTCTTTGGTGAAGAAAAACGAAGTAGTTTCCATAATTTCTTTTTGCGCGGGGTCTTTTCTAAAGATAATATATCTAATTTCGGGCGATGGTAGTTCCATATTTTTATATTTATTCATTGTTAATTAAAGCCATTTTACTCCGGGCGCTTTCATTTGTTTTAGAGTTAAAAGAATCGCCGCCGCATATTTTTTAAGAAATGAGTCCCCGAAATATTTTTCATCTATTTGCTTATATTCCGACGCATTAGGTATCACTTCAAAGGATTCAAAATAACTTCCCAAGCTCATTGTTTCTTCAATTCCGCTCCAAACATCTCTATTTGGATATGTTTCGTCAATATCATTAATAATATCTTCCGCGCTAATTTTCACAACGTTCGCAACATTTTTATATTTGCCTACTTTTTGTAAAAATTTGGCTTTAGGATAAACTCCGGTGGCATATTTGATCAAATAAGGATAAATAGTAGCTTGAATATTATCATTTAACAAATATTCAAATTGAGAGTTTTGAGCATAACTCCATGCTTTTGTTCCTAATTGCGCGACGGCTAATTTACGCATTCCCGCGCCCCGCGCTTTAGAACTAGACCAATTACAATCGTTTAAATCAATTTTAGAACTTGATACGCTCCGACTTACACAAGAGGGGCTATCGCCGTGTTCCTCGCCCAAGGCATAGCAAATTGCCGCCTCAACGCACATGCGCCCCGGCTCTGGTTTGCCCAAGCCCTGAGTCAATCCTTTATTAATTAAACTGTTAATTTTATTTACTAGTTTTTGAGTAATTATCATATTATTCATTTAGTTTTGCAAATATCTGAGCCAAAGTCATTTTAGATACTTCATTAATTTCTGCTTCGGTTATTTTTGAGCATCTTCCGTATTGATAAAGTAGTATCAATTAAATCAATATCTTCTGATCTATCAGCCCAATTCGTTTCTTCAATAGTGAGACAAATAGCGGCAAAAACCAACATTAATCTATTTTTTTGCATTTACTTTTCTTTTGTTTAATTCGTTATAAACTTTTTTAGATTGTTTTAATAGAATTTCGGCGCGTTCAATTAATTGTTCGGCAATTGCTGGCCGATCACGGCACAAATCCACAAAATCTAAATCATATGCGCCCAAATTAGTTACTGAATTTCCCCAATGCAAATAAAGAGTCTCATCGTCCGCATGACGAGAAGGATGAACATGAATATAGTTTGCATAATTCCCGCAAGAACAAGAAACTTCCCTGTGTCCGTATTGTGCCTGATCAATTCCTTTAAAAATAGCTTGTGCGAACTCCGTAGGATTGTCCTCGAAAGTTCTTAGAGCGTCATTATGCAAGATAACTGTAGTAAGATAACCCATATTATTTATTATTGTTCGTTACAAGCCGGATGCCCGTACCGACTAAAAAATCGTAACGGGCGCATGATCTTGTTATTAACCCAAAAGCCCCAATTTGTCAAGGGCCGTCCGCTCAAAACCAGCGTTACCGCCCCGCTCTCAGGAACATCAACATAGTGAAGATGACTCGCAGGACGATAACGAATGGATAAAAATGATAGTTTATCTATTGTTGTTTTACCCGTCTCGGGGTTTTTGCTTACATCAGTATATCTGCCCCATAAAACTATAGTAATAAATCCCCAAGGATGATTATGGAAATATCTTTTATCGTCTGATCTTTTCCAAATATGAAGTCTCAAACCAAAATCAAAAACTAATAAAACAAATCTCCGGGCATAAGGACATTCTTTCTTTCCTAATGGTTCGTTCCATCTTAGTTGAAATGGTTTAGTTTTCAAGTAAACAGGGGTTTTTCAATTCTTCGTGCATCGCTTTTCCCGCCACCGTCTCGGCCTGTTCCGCCCCGCAATTCTTACATTTTCTAAACTTACCAAACCGAGAAGTAGAAATAATAGTAACTATAGTGCTTTCCCATTCTGTCATTTCGTGAGAAGGATGCGGTTCGTTTTTCATTTCATTAATATAATTATAATCAACATTCTCGCCGCCCAAGCAATTAAAACCAAAGGCCAAAGCAGCACGCAAACAACCATACAACCAAGCTCTAACAAAGTCAAGCCCCGCCCTCCCAAACAATACAAAAGAAAACAAATAGTTGCCGCTCCTATTACTCCGCTCAAATAAAAAAATAAAGCAATCATACAGGAGGATCGTAATTTTCAATATAATCTTTCTTTTTCTGTAATTGGTTTTCTTTGTATAACAAAACCGCAAATACAATACCGGGAATTAAATGTTTGTTTTCTTGACTTGTGTAAGAGATTCCAAGTTTGGAAGCCATATTAACGGCGGCTTCGTTCGCAAACAACCAATCGGAACCAAATTTATCCGCCCCGGCTTCGTGGATTTGTTCTTTAGAAAAATGAAACATATATTATCGAAACGAATTATAATATTTTCTTTTTTGCCACGCATTTTTGCTTCTAGCCATTCGTGCGTTATACCGTTCCCAAGATGTTCTTCTTATTTCTGGAATGGGTTTAACTTTTCGTCTAGTGGGACGATCTAAACACCTTAATTCAACTGGTAATTTTGAACGAGACATAAGATTATTATTTAAAATGGTCGCGCCGGATTGAATCGAACAACCGACCTCACACATGTTTTGTGCCCCGTCCGCCAAACAATATCCAAATCCACTACTAATTAATATCGGTTTCGAACCCTCTATTAACTTTTGTTTCATCCTTTTTTGTCTTTTGTTCGGGAATGTTATACCATTACTGATATAACATCGTGCTCTACCATCTGAGCTACAGCGCGTTAAATTTTTATTAACTAACCCAATTACTAACCTGACAACATTGTGTCCACTCTACTTCTTTTATTGTTAGTTTGGTAAATCCTTCGTCAAACAATCTCATTGAAATTTTTGTCAGAGCCGCCCTTTTATCTCTGGCGAAAACAATTCCCGCCGATGCTGGCTCACCATTTCTTTCAATAAGAACTTTATATTTTCTATTTCCTTCCGATTCATTTATCCACGATACTCTTGTTTGTTCTACGCTCATAATCCACTTTCATTTTTTATCCCGGTGTTCAGGGCCTCAAACCGGATTATGGGCCTCGATTTATTAACTGAGAGCGGGTTTCTAAAGGCGTTATAAGGTCCGGTTGCCACGGAACATTTATAACGAGCAACCCCTTAAAAACCCTATCTCAATCAACTGTCTAAATCCTACGCTATATCCTTGGCTTTGTCAAGCTCCTTGGCGAACCGTTCCGCTAATTCCGCCCGATGCAAACGAAATTCATGATTTCCATCTCGCGATACCGGCCAAATATAATCATCAACATCATAATTATTATTTCTCATATAATCATAAAGTCTATTTATCATAACCCGTCTTGTTTCATAAGAAAGCAAATCAGAAGTACTCAACATATCTAAAAACAAACAAATTCCGCTAATTGTAAATTTATTTTCATATACATCGTAAGAACGACGATAATCTTCCGCAATACGAAGCCACGCTTCTTTTTCTGTTAATTCTGTAATGATATTATCCATATATAAGTAATCATAATTAATCCGACAATTTTTCAATGTGACTAATTACATTTTGCTTAATCACTTCGGAAGGGGGTATTCCTTGAGTTTCGTAGTCCCAATTTTCAATATTATCATTAATACTATAAATTGGTGCCCAATCATAAGCATTACAGTGAATAAGGTTTATTAAAGCATTAAATCTCTCTCTTACTTCGGGTTCCATCGAATTAAAATCATAATCTTTTAATCCTAAATGCCCTAACATACATTTACATCCGGCCCGAGTTTCTAAAACGCCCCTAACCCATTTATCATCCGGGATATTTTTAAAAAACTCCAAAAACCATTGTTTATTATATTGCATATTTTTTATTTATTAACTTTTATCAATCGTAAAATAACCACCCGATCCTTCTTTTACTTTAACTTCTAAAAATGTTTGCGGTCCAAAAACACTAGTTTTATCAATAGAAACAGGCATATAATATCTATTATTCTTTTTATACATCCAAGGCCCCAAATCACTCAACCGGCCCCCACGCTCAAAACCCGTATATTTTTCGAATAATTCCAATCCCGGCGCAAAAATATTTGATCTATAACTTTCCTCTAAAACAACTCCATCTTTTATAATTTGATAAACAGTCATCCACCATGAATCTTGCCGCACACTCCATAATTCAATCCCCTCGAAAGTATAAATTAAATCCTTCTTTTTATCCATATTTACTTAAATCTTCTTTGGTTATTTCCATTGGCATAGAATTTTTGATTTGGCCCTTGTAAGCTTCTTCTGCCGTTCCTAAATTATCAATTAAATTTAAAGCATGGCGCAATCCCTCGGCATAAGCTTTCCATTTTTCGCTATTTAAAATTGATACATTCGGGTCTTGAGATAAAGCATGAGCTTTGCGAAATAAAGTTTTCAAATACTCAATTTTATCGTACTGATATTTGCTATAAATCTCGCTCGCCATGTGTCTTTGCGCGTGTCCTTCCCCCTCATGCCATGCTTTAATTTCGGTTTCCGTTCTCATGATCGTATTAAACACTACCCCGCTCAGTTTGTCAACACCCCTCGCCCCTTACCATTGGAAATTTTTCCTTAAGAAAGGAAAGGAGGGCTTCGCCCTTTTTTTCTTCAAAACTAAAATAAAATCCTTTTGTTTTTCCGTATTTATCATTCCAATTTAAAACGTCCAAATCTTTTAAATCATTAATCCCGCGCCCCACTACGGATAATCTACTATCACAAAAAGTATGAATCAAACTACCATCAGGAACAAAACTAAATAATAAATCAATATCCTCGCGGGTAAAATATCCATGAATGCAAGTAGAGCCCTCGCTTAGAATATTATCCGACCATCTTACTCTTTGCATTTTGCGTCCAAAATAGTTAGTAATTCGGCCAGATTATTTAAATTATTTTGGTTTCTAAATATAAAAGGTTTTGTCACGGAATAAACATCATAAACAAAATCAGTAGCATTCAGTTTAATCAACAAATACGTTTGTTTCCCAATTAAAGGCCAATGTTTTGTTTTAAATGTTTCGAAATTATCCAGTCGATCAACCAAGCTCCCTGCATACAGCCATCCTTTTGCATCATTAGTGCGATGTTTTTTTAGAACATTTAACAAATACCAAGCAAAACCAATATTATTATTAGTATTAATTACAAATGTCTTCATTTTCCTCCCAAATTACTTTTCCAAAACTATAATCAGATTTCCCGCGTTTCCAAAGTCTTAAACTACCATCTTTTTCTTTAATAAAATTAAGAGCCGCTGTTTCGCTTCGACACTCAAAAACAATTTGATCATTGGCTTTTAAATAAACCTGCCAAAGTTTTCCTTTATCAATTTGTTCCTGACGAGTCATTTTATTCCTTTACCAAATCCTGAATTCGCCCCCAAAGTTCCTCATCAAACCGATCTAGCCGCTCTAGCCCTTCTTTGCGCCTCAAATTAGCCACTTCCCCCTTGAACTCGTCCCAATCAATACCATTTGGGCGCACCAATTTATAATGGGCTTCCATTAGTTTTTTGGCTTTTTGGAGATTTTTTGTGCGGTTTAGAAAATTAGTTTTCATGCGAATAAAATTTTTACATCTTTAGTTTCTTTAAATTTCTCGATTTTTTCTTTTAATTCAAACAATCCATCAATCGTTCCATTGAAATTATAATAAACCATGCGCCCGTCATAATACCTTTTACCAATTAATGTTCGAATATTTTCCGCGTCATCGTTAGTTTCAAATTCTCCGACTGGAAGCGCGGCATTATTATAACGTTTTTTTCCTATCTCACGGATAGTTAAAGTTCCGTCCGCTCAGATATCTAGAAAATATTTAGTTTTCATTCTTTTTTAAATTAATTTTATCGCGGCGGCGGTTTGATCTATTAATTAGTATGCGGGCGTCTTTCTTTGAGCATCCCCCCGGCAAGCAACAATAACAATGAATCCCGCCCTTGCCAACTATTTTATGAGAGGGTTTCATCGTTTTTTATACATTCCTGATTTTTTCTTAAATGCTTCTAGTTTATATTTTACTTGCCCGAAAACACTTTGTAAGGCTTCTGACTCGCGTGCCGAAGTAAACATAATTAAACTATCTAATTCATCATAAAGTCTTTCTAATTCTTCTAACGACAAAGTAATAGTAAACTCACCAGTTTTGGGCATATTAATTTAAGAAAATTGATTTACGGTGCTCTAAGTTTTGTAAAAGTTTTTGTTCGTTACTAATAATATTCTTTGGAGCTTTGAGTTTAATTAATGTTTTGATACGAATTTTAGTTTTAACGATACGTTCATTAAGATTTTCTAAATTCATAACATTAACTATTCTTTATGCGGCAACATTCACAATTACAAGATTTAACTCGATCAAAAACATAAATTACATCTTTTGCGGTGCGTTCCGAAATAGTATGCAACCCTTCGTCATCCCAACACCAACCCCGCCGTAAGCAAATAAACATAGGATCACCAAAACCGCGCTCATCGGAAATTGACATTACTTTATCGGCGTGTCGATTCAAGAATGTCATTAAAGTTTTCGGCGGGTTGCCATGATCTATAGTAACTTGTTCCATAGTCTCGTTATGCTATAGCAAGTCCTTAGCTTTGTCAAGCCCTACCAATTATCATCTAAAAACAAAAAAGCAAAAAAAGCTAAAGTTCCACATGTACTTGCTACATTGATTTTTCCCATCAATCCCCCTATAATCCCCCCGATAATTAATACCAATAAAATAACAAATTTTCTATTAAATAACTTCATATTATTTTGTTAAATCAAATGAACCGCCGCAAACCCAATACTAACTAATGAAATTACCGTCCCAATCACCAACCAAATAAATAATAAGTTGATATGCTTGGCAGGCATATTTTATGTTTGTTTATGTTTTAAAATAATTGTTTAATGCGTCCGCCGCCCTACTTCTTTCTTCCTCGGTCGCATATCTTAAATCAAAAGTAAATCCTAATTTATACAAAATCCGCCGCCGCATCGCGCACACTGTTAGTTTGGGCGCTTTCAATTTTTTAGTAATTTGATCTAATGAATCGTGCCAGTTTACAGTATGATAAGCAAAAACCGGTTCACGATAACTTCTACCCATGAAAGCTTTTTTTCCTAATATTTTACGCCAGCGTCCCGCCGTCCCATGATTCACATTTAAAACTAATCCAATATCAGAATTAGAATTATTAATCCATATTTCATCAGATAGTTCCTTGGCGCGTTCAAACCCCTCGGTATTTTTAGCCCCTCGGAGTTGTTTGGTGCATGGCGGCAAGCCCAAAGCCCGCCTTACTTGCCTCACGCGCTCTCTCGACACGCCATATTTCCTCGATAAAATGGAATTGTTTTGTGTCCAATCCCAAGTTTTTCGAATTTCTGATAGTTCGTTATTTGTTTGTCTTCCCATATTAATCTTTTTTGCGCGGCACCGCATGATTTATTTCAACTAGTTTTTTCTCAATTTCTGGATCAATTGTTCCTAGCAATCCTTCTAGTTGTGGGTTTCCCGCAACAGTAATATTGCCAATATGACCCAAAACATTATCAAACACAGTTGTAAAATAAGCCATATCCTGAAAATGCATTTCACCAAAAGGCCGAAATAAACGCCGCAAAAAATCTTTTTGTGTATTTTGATTTGCATATTCCCAAAAGGTTTCCGCTACCCATTCCCAAACATCTTCCGTTCGATATTCTCGAAAATCCATTGCCGCGATATGAGCGCAAATTACCCGGATATCATTAATTTGATAACTTGATCTAGGGTACCAGTGCTTGGCATACAATATAATATGCCGCATAAATTCGTTAATTTCTTTATTTTGATTCATAAGTAAAAAAACTTTCTTCCATTAATTCAACTACTTTTAATTCAAGTCGGTCTAAATCAATTCCTTCTAATCTTTTATCTTTTAATTCGTGCCGTTCAAATTTCCCGCTTCGCATCGTTCCAATGCTCAATCCATTAACATAAAGTTCTGAGACTTCGCCCCGATCACAAACTAAAAATGAAACATAATCATTCATCGTGCTACAAATTTTTGTCCCAAAGCAGGATCATAAAGAATATTACTATTAACTATAATCCGCCCAACCCCTCGACATTGACCGCAAGTTTGCCATTTGTCAAGAGAGTGCGCGAACAGCTTTTTACGCTTCCCGCGCCCGAAACAATTTGGACATTTAGTAATCATGTTTGGATTAAATCACCAACTCACAGTTTTGTCAAGTCTTAGGTACCGAACGCGATATTATCGCATATGCGCCTTTTTTCTTTATTTACCCATTCATCAATTTCAATTAATAAATTCCTTCTATTTTGCCAATCTTCATTGCCTTGCGGCACGCTAATATTTTTCTCCATATCCCAATATTTATCCCAAGAATAAGCTGACGCATAACAGGGCGCGTAAACAATTAAAATAGGCCCGCTCGCCGCGTCTACTCGCGACACCCCCATTTTAAGTCCTTTTTTCTTAAACCATTTAACTTTCTCATCCAGAACATCATTTAAAGCCAAGAAAAGCAAATCCTTTTCGTCCGCGATTTGCCGCATATGTTCTTTGAGTTGTGCTTTAGAAATTTGAGCCATAATTATTTATATGTCTTTCGATTGTATTTATTAGCAGCTATCACAGCGTCCGCCAAATGAAATTTGCAAACATTAGCATCTAAACGGCTGGATTTTGTTTTGCCGTCATCAGTAAAAATCATAAACTCGGCCTTGCGCCTGCATTTAATTCCTAATCTTTGAATCCAACATTTTGCGCCCGAACCAGAATCAACCACATTGACAACGGGCTCAAATAGTTTAGTAATTGTTTCGTTTGGTTTTAAGTTGGGCATTTTAATTTAAAGTTTATATTCTAATTGCGTCCTGATATCATCTATTGTGCTATCAGTAAGACAGGGAAGTAAATTAGCAAGAGTATAATCAATTAAAAAATTCTTGAATACATGATAAGCGTCTTGTTCGGTTCCGTTAAAACCTCCTTCACGCAAAACTTTTGCATGATCATTAATTAGTTTTTGTGTTTCGGTAATATCCATATATTTTTAAACCCCGAAGGTTTTTCTAACTTTATTATTAAATTTTTCTAAATCTTCGGCGGTAACAACTTCTAATTTAGAATATTCAACTAATCCAGTCCCGCATTCATTTTGAACGTGCGCCACTAACCCCTTCCAGCCGCGCCGTTTCATCTCGGGATTAGCTTTAGAAATCCGCCGCAATCGCAACACGTTTCCTTTCACTTTAACCCAACAGGGGGCTTTGAATTTCATGTTTGAGAGTATGAGCTAGAACGGGGAGAATGTCAAGGGTGACGATTTTTCTGCAATCGGTAGACATATACGTGTAATAAAATATGTATGTTTACCATTTTAAATAGAAAATATAGTTTTAGTGAGGCTCAATTTCGTCACGCCGTATCTGTAAATCATTCAATAGCAGGCACTTTAAGAGATTTAAATTTAGTAATTGGTGGTGCAAATTATATCAAAACTACCAGATTAATTAAATTATTAAATATTGATAATTCTCATTGGACCGGTAAAGGTCATTTAAAAAATAAAACACATAATTGGGCTCCAAAGCGTCCACTATCTGAAATATTAATTAAAAATAGTGATTATACTTCCACAAATCATTTAAGAGAGCGACTGATTAAAGAGAATATTTTACCTAATAATTGTTTGATATGCTCTCTTTCAGATTGGTTAAATAAACCAATTACATTGCATCTTGATCATATTAATGGCAATCAAACCGATAATAGAATAGAAAATTTACGTTTATTATGTCCTAATTGCCATTCGCAAACAAGAACTTATTGTCGTAAAAAATCTAAATTAAATGGTACCAGCAGAGGGACTTGAACCCTCACGCTCTTACGAGCAACAGATTTTACTTACTACTATAGTTTTCACTACCTCTTTTGAGTTTGTAGTCTGGACTATGCCTTTACCATATTAGTAATTAAACTAAATTAGGTAGGTGATTATAGTCTCTACACGTTCCGATTTCTCGGTTTCGCTCGGCATTGGGATTTTAAACCGTCCACCGAATTTACACCTTACTATTATACCGTTTCCAATATAACGACCCTTTTACAAGTCTGTTGAGTCTGCCATTTCTCCATGCTGGCATCCAAAATTTCTCAAAGATCAACTAACAAAACTCTATCCCGTTCCCTCTACTTTGTCAAGAGCCCTCGCATCCAACCCCAAAATCTTTTAATTAAAGTATGATTATTACAAATCATAACCACCCCGCCGTTTCTCAAATAAATATCCTTCGTTTGTCCGCAAACTTCACATTCTAATTCCTCTTTTCTAAAATACATATTACTTATTAATACAAAAATCACATTTCTGATCGTTTTCGCCGCGAACGTGGTTTCCTTCTTTATGTCCCATTACTAATTTATGTCCACAGGTTTCGCATTTTAAAACAACTTCTTCTTCGGCTAATGGTTTCCGCCCCGCTGTTTCATTATTACTATTATACATAGTTTTTATTTATTTAAAAATCCGATAGTGCCGCAGTTTTTCGAGCACTAAACGCTATCGGTCGATTAGTCACAGTATGATCTAAAAAGTCCTTCGTAAAACTTTTTAGCAACCGCCCTTCCGCACCCACGGCTTACGGTCAATACACCCAACAGAAAACATCCTAGCTTATGCCCCTTTATTTGTCAAGTCGTTTGGCTCAACAACTCAATCGCTTGCTCTAGGCTCTCAATAGCTTGGTCCGCATCCTCTAAAGTCCCCCGATGATCATCCAAAATTTCCCGCAATTTATCTCTATCTTTGCCAATTTGTTTGCATTGTTTTTCAAGTAATTTAATTACTTTTTTATTAGGATTTTTCATAGAATTGAATTCTAAATCGTTGCGGCTCAAGGTTTTTTATAAAATTATTAATATCTTGTTTCGCATAAGCGAATATCCCAAAAAATAAAGCAGCAAATAAAATTTGTTTTATTCTTTTATTTATTTTATTTTGTTCTTTAAGCAGACTCACGATCTGCGATTCATTAGCTTCAAATGCATTCATAGAAAGATTAATAGCAGAATGCATAAGATAAGTCAATAGATTATAATAGAAAAAGGGCCGGGAACTGGAATTCCCGACCCCCTACCACATGCTTCGTATGAAGTGACGAGTTCTGCCACTTGCCTTCTTATCTTGCCCGAATTCTAAATTTTTGTCAAGAGGGAAAGGAGGGACGGCAAGAACAGCTTGCCGCCCCAAGTTATGACTAAATACCAATACCGCGCCCTCGATCAAAAGTCAATCCTCATCTTCCGCCGCCACTTCCACTTGAGCCGCGCCGTAATCTTTTCCGTAGTTGGGAATGAAATCTTCTACCCAAGAAATTTGAATTTGATTATAGATTGCCAACCGCCACATTGCCAGCTTTCCCAACTTTACTTTCGCCGCCGCGTTAAAAATCAACAACAAATCCCGCCGCCCATCTTTTCCCGCAATATTTCCTTCAATTAATTTCGCGCCAGAAAAAGTTGGTTTATCTTTTTCGACAACCCCCTGTTCTTTGAGAATTTCCTCAATTCTATAAATCCACTTTTGGATAGCTCCACCCGCCCCGAGAACGATCATGCCAAACTCTTTGTTTTCTCGTTTAAATTCAATTAGTTGATTAAAAGTCATAATTTTTTATTTATTATTAAATTAATTTAAATGTTATCTTTTTACCGGTTAAACCGTTTATACCATAATACAAATTTGATTCCTGCGGGTCGCTTTCCATAGATTTAATCCATCCTAAATTACTAGTATATTCAGAAACTCCATAATTATGAACTAACCAAGCAGGACACATCCCACCCGCCACACCCTCAACAAAATGATGTTTTTGAATTAAATAATGAGATATTTTAACCATAAATTTTTAATTAATATAAATCTTCGCTAAAAAGTTGTCCATCAGGACGATCCGCGCCCCATATAATTTGCCCCGCCGCTTTCGCAATCTTCCAAGCTTCCTCGCGGGTTATCCATACCCCATATTGATCAATAAACCCTTGCTCTGCTCCCCGCCATTCTTCAGGCATACTTTTAACCCCGCCCTCGCTCACAACAAAAACGACTTGCTGGCGCATAATAGAATCCCAATGCCGCGCCCCGCAAATAATCTTTCCGCTTTTTATGGAACGATTCGCCGCGCAAACAATAACACGTTTTTTGTTTATATTATTCAATATTAACAATACTTTTAGTTAAACAAAGTTTTAGCATATTTACCGCCATAACTTCGTTATTCTGAATCACGGAATTAGTCAAACGAGCGTGCTTTAAACGCCATTCCTCGGCTTCAGCCCTGAGTATATCATTTTCCGCTCGCAAATCATCAATCTCGGCGCAAAGCTCGGAAGTCAACCTGTCAATTCGTGGTATTCTGTAAGCTGTCATGGTTGAATTATGCATTAAGCTTCCGGTTTGTCAAGGGCGGTTAATTTTGCCGCGTACAGTCGCCACAACCGCCACCATAAAAAACAAGCCTAAAATAATCATTGCTATACCGTCCGGGGAAAACCAAAAGCTTTTCATAATTTCTTATTCAATTCTTTAATAAAATCCACCGGCAAATCAAAAGTTACACCCTTATATTCAAACGTTACTCCGGGGTCAAAAGCTATCACGCGCACCCCAAAAGTTTTACAAAGCGGTTTATATATATCTTCCCACGATCTAAGAAAATATTTAATATCTGTAGTTTCAGAATAATCGGGCAAACGATAAGTATGAGGCATAAATTACTTCATTCTCTTATTTTTACTTCTTGTTTTTGGTATTACGTCCCAACCGGCCTTTTTTCTCATTTCTGCATTAACAATAAATGCTTTCGGTTCCTGAGACTTCAACCATTTTAAATATGCTCGTTCCCCCGGAATTTCAATTCCAAGACTATTAATTACCGGCCTAGATGACATACGCTAGACTATATATGTTTTCGTCGCTTTGTCAAGCCGCCTGTTCCTCAGGCTCGCCCCGCCCATATCTTTCTCCATATAATTTCTTTAATTTCTTCCGGCCCCCTCTAGTTTTTGCTAATTCATTAAAAACAAATGCTTCGCTTTCCTGTATATTCAACCAACGCAAATGATCAGAATCATAAAGATAATTTTTACTATTAATTTTAAACATATTAATTAAAGTGTAATATTTATTATAATGAAAGTAATGTCTTATACTGATGTTCGGGGCGTTAATTATACCGGTTCTTTATGGCGACTCGACGCATTTTTAATTGATCTTCCTAATAAAATTGGTGAATTCACTTTTAATGGTTACTCTCATTTGGGCACTTGGCAAGCAGGAAAAGAAAAAATCGGAACACAAATTTTTACCGTCACCGCCGCGACTTT